GCCGCCGCTCGGCAGGTTGCGAACTTCTGGGTCAGCGCCCAGATGGCCCACGAGGATTACTTTGTTGACTGATCCCGCCATGAATTATTGTCCTGCAAATAGTGGGGAGAAACGGATGGAGTTCGGCTGGTCGATAAGGCTGACGCCATATGCCCACATGCAGAGGGCGTCGGTCTGGTCGAGGTTGAAGTCGACGGCCTCGTCGATCCACCCCAGCTGGATGCACTGCCGGCGCACCAGCAGCTTGAGCTGCTCGCTGTCCAGCCTTGCCGACTTCATGCCTTTGACCTTGGGCGGCTTGGGGAGGAAGAAACCGCGCGCTGCTGGTGCGGGCTCAACCCGAACCTTGAAGTGCGATTTGTACTGGGCAACCCCTTGGAGGCAGCCCTGCACACCGAGGAGCAGCTGACTGGTCTTGAACGTCGTGTTATCGCCCAGGAAAATCGGGCTTTCGATGATGATCCAGTCCGGTTTCTTTTCCTTGATGGCGGTCAGCATGAAACGGATGGCACCGGCAAACCGGACAGCAGGCGGGGAGTCCTTGCTGCCCAGCGGGACAAATCCCGACTCCGGCTTGACGGCATCGGTCGGGCCAAAGGCCCAACCGAGCACTGTTGCGGCGTCAATCGCCAACAGGGTGGCCACCATGATCAGTGCTTGATCTGGCCGAGGACTTCGGCGCCCTCGGCCTGTTCGGCGTCGTTGTCGTGCTCGGACTTCTCTTCCTCTTCCTCGAAGAGATCCTTCTCGGCATCGGCTGCGGCCTGGCCCAGCGGGCTGTCGATGAAGAGGCCGAGAGCCTCGATCAGCCATGTCCCGCTTGATCGCCCGGTTATGTTCACGGACGCTCAACAGCGTCATGATCATTTCCTTCGGATAGCCTTTCGTCCTTGGCATCCTTGAGGATGTCTTTGATCTCGCCGCGGCGTTGCTTGCAGAAATTGGCGTGCGAGCCCTTGCTGCTCTCCATCTCGGCGTACTTGCGTTCGATCTCATCGACGATCGCTGCTGCGCCGTCCTGATCGTAGGAATTGGTCATTCATCAGTTCCTTTGGTTTTGGGTTTGTCTTCGGCACGAATGGTCTTGGCTTCCACCTTGTCGCAGAACGACTCGATCGAGTGACAGAAGACCGTCGGGATTTCCCTCTCGCCGGTCTCCAGTCTCGATATCGTCGCCTGACCAATGTCAAGGTAGCGAGCGACATCCTGCTGGCTCCAGCCGAGCGATGCACGGCATTCCTTGAGGCGCTGACGAAGTTCAGCTTGGTTGATAATTGGCATGGCGTTGTCTCCGGTCGATGGCTGGAGAAATCCCACCACTGTCCTCCGGCGTCAAATGATAAATTCTGTCAGAATTGGATTTCTTCGGACATTTCCTCGGACATTCTCGGACATTCGGACATTTTGAGAGGTCATGTCGTTGATTTTGCAGGCGAATGAAAAATGTCCGAGCATGTCCGAGGAGATATGATCCGCGAGCCAGCGTGCATTGCTAGATCTTAGTTCTGTTCTAAGAACCTAATACCTATGAGGGGGGAAGGGGGTCTTAAACCCCCTTCCTCCCTATCACTGGTCTATTATGGAAATATAACTCTAAAACCCCGGGCGCGCGGTAAAGCGCTTCGTTCCAGTGGTCAATACGCAATTCACAAAAAACATGCGATTGACCATTCCGGCGGGATTAGGCTATGCAAGCCCTCTGATCGAACCCAAGGCCACACTCGATGCAAGATCTTCTGCCCCTCGGCATTCACTTCGGCTTGTCCGACGAAGCTCACCACGCTGACCCAGCTCTGGGTTCCTCCCACCTCAAGGCCATCCGCGCCAATGCCGTCGACTGGCAGTTCGACCGGCTCTACGGCGAGGAGAAAGACCCATCCCCGGCGCTAGTCTGGGGCTCGGCGTTCCATGCCTGGACACTCGAGGGCCAGGACGCCTTCAACCGCCGCTTCCGCACCGCGCCGTCCAAGGCCGACTTCGCTGGCCAGGTGCTGCTCGATAGCGCCGCTGACCTCAAGGGTTACCTCGCCGAGCACACCGTCTCGACCCGAGGCGCGACCCGGAAGGAGCAATACATCGAGCTCATTCGCCAGTTCGACAAGGAAGTGCTGATCTGGGAAGAGATCATCGGCGCCTTCAAGAGCGCGATCGATGCCGGCAACATCGTCGCCATCGACCAGCGCACCCGCACCCAGATCGAGATGGCGGTGTCGTGGCTGCAGGCCCACAGCAAGACCGGATCCGGCATGCGTGACGGCACGTTCTTCGGCGGGGCTCCCGAAGTCACGATCATCTACGAATACCGTGACGTGCGGCTCAAGGCCCGCTTCGACTACCTCTACCCGACGCTGGCGCTGGATCTGAAATCGTACCGCCCCCGCGTGGCTGGTAGCACCATCAGCGCCATCAAGATGGCCATCGAGCGCCAGGGCTACGACATCCAGTCAGCGGCCTACCACCGCGCCCTGGACGCCGCCCGCGCGCTCTACCTGTCCGGCGAGCTGCAGGTCCATGGGACGCCGCCCAGCGACACCTTCGTCGACCAGCTGCTCACCGGCCCTGCAGACGATCTGCGCTGGCTGTGGGTGATGGTTAAGGCCAGCAGCGCACCCCAGGTGTCGGTCCTCGAGTTCCCCAAGCACCTGATGGTCTTTGAGGCTGCCGACCGCGATGTCGAAACAGCCATCGACCAGTTCATCATGCTGCGCGATAAGTTCGGCATCGATAAGCCGTGGCGCCCCGAGGAGGAGGTCATCATTCTCGATGACACCGATTTCCGGCCGTCGTTCGGCGCCTATCGCTAAACCCCACGAGGACCACCAATGGCCGATAACAAACAGGTTGCTCCACAGGCGACCGAGCCGAAGCTGTCGATGAAACAGCGCGCCGAGAGCGTGCTGCAGGGCATCAGGGAAATCGTCACCACGGCACTGCCGTCCACGATCTCCCGGGACGCCTTCCGCGACGTTTTCCTGACCGTCGCTCTCAAAGAGCCGAAGATCTTCGCTGCTAACCGCGAGTCGCTGCAGCAGGCGCTGATCGCCTCGGCCCGCGCCGGCCTGATGCCGGACGGCAAGATGGCGGCGCTTGTCCCCTTCATGAACAACAAGTCGAAGAAGGACAACAAGCTCGAGGTGCAGTTCATCGTCATGGTGATGGGCTACATCCACCTGTTCAAAAAGCACGGTGGCGTTCACTCGATGGCGGTCAACGTCGTCTATTCGAACGATGAGTTCGAATACGTCGAAGGCGACAACACCATCCTGCGCCACCGGCCCATGGCCTTCGCCGAGCCGGAAGAGCGCGGCGACATGGTCGGCGTCTACGGCATCTTCAAGGATGCCGAGGGCCGGGTGATGCACCGTGAGGTGATGGGCCGCGGCGCCGTGATGAAGGCCAAGGCCGTTTCGAAAATGTCAGGCTCCGGCCCGTGGCAGCAGTTCGAAGAGGAAATGTGGCGCAAGACTCTGGTGCGCCGCGCCGCCAAGTATCTGCCGCTGACGGCCGAAGCGCAGAAGATCCTCGACGCCGAGGACAGCGCCACCATCGACTTCGATCTTCCCACCCAGAACGTCCGGCATCAGGGCTACAGCCCGATCGGCGATGCAGCCAACGGCGTCATCGAGCATCAGCAGCGCGAAGAGGCGCAGCATGATGAGAATGGCGTCTTCGAGGAGGACGTCGATCAGAATACCGACAACGGCGATGAGCCGTGGAATGCCACCGAGGACGAGGTCGACGATGACCCGCTGGCCGATGGCACGGTGATCGACCCGAACCAGTCGGAAACCCAGTCCGAGGTCGAGAAGCCCAAGGCCGACGAGAAGGCCCGCCCCGTAGGCGACAAGCCGACCGACAAGCAACTCGACGACGCCTGGAACCTGGGCCTTGACGCTGGTGAGGGCGGGCTGCCGCGCGAAGTGCCCAGCGACATGCTCGAGTCCTGCCATGCCACCTTCCTCAAGGGGTGGGACAAGGGCCAGGAGGCGCGCGAGAAGGCTGCGGCCAAGGCTGCCGAGAAGGAAGGCAAGAAGGCGGACGACACCGTCGCCCGTACCGTCGAGAACGCCAAGAAACATGCCTTGGCCGGCAAAGAGCGTGAGGTGCCCAAGGCGGTGCCCGCCGCGATGCACCAGACCTGGCTCGATGCCTACGATGCACAAGTGAAGGATGCAGAGCTCCATGGCTAAGGCAAAGCACCAGCGGGCGGTGGTTCACCCGTTCTCCTCGATCGTCGGATCCGGCGTCGTCTTCCACAACGTCGAAACCGGGGCGGCCGAATTCCAGATCGCCATGGTCGGCGTCGGCGGCGACACCAATGCCGAGTGGAAGGAACGCTCCATCGCAGCGGCTGAATATGTCGCCCTCCGGGTCAACGCCCATGACGATCTCGTCCATGCGCTGACCATGGTCCGTGACCACGACGAGGACCAGAAGAACGACGGCGAGCCGCACATGCCCGCCATCGCTCGCCGCTGCATCGACCGCGCGCTGGAAGGCGCCATTCAGAAGTGATGGCATTCGTCCTGATGCTTGTCTGGCTTTTGCTGGCATGGTCGCACGCCGAGCGGGGTAACCCGCTCGGCACTTTAATCGGCATAACTGGTGCCGCCGTATCCTCTTTTTATGTGTGACCGATGCAGAACATGCTCGACTTTCGACCACCCCGCATTGCCAGAGTCGTCGATATCGAGACCACTGGTCGGCAGGAGGATTACGACCCGAGGATATGTGAGCTCGGTTTCGTCGACCTCGGGCTCGAGATACCCGGCCTGCCGATAACCCAGGAGTTCACCACGCTGGTGGACCCCAATCAGCCGATGCCTCCCGAGGTGTCCGCCGTCCACCACCTGATCGATAGCGACCTCAAGGGGCAGCCACATATCCTCGAGGCGTGGGACCATCTCAATGACGGTCTGGGCGATGACGATGTCGCCGTGGCGCACAACTACAAATTCGAGAAAGCCTTCCTGCCGCTGCGGCAGCGCTGGATCTGCACCTACAAGTGCGCCATCCGGGCCTGGCCCGATGCGCCGGGGCACGGCAACCAGACGCTGCGCTACTCGCTGGGCATCGAGCTCGATCGAGAGCGGGCAAGCCCGCCACACCGGGCGCTGCCAGATGCCTATGTCACCGCCCACATCCTGCGCCAGCTGCTCAAGATGCGGCCGATTTCCCGGCTGATCGAGGTCACCCAGGAGCCGATCATCTTCAAGACGATGACCTTCGGCAAACATAAGGGCATGGCCTGCCGCGATGTCCCGCCAGACTACTGGGATTGGTACATTAACAAGGCCACCGAGACCCGTGATGACCAGATGGAAAACGCCAAATACTGGTTCAACAAGAGGATGAACAACACATGACCGACACCCAGTACGATGACGACGAGATGGTCAGGGTCAATGATGGCTATCGGCCGTGGGGCGACCTCAAGGCGGCAACGCGCTACCGCGACAGCGTCAAGCCGAAAGCGGCGACCAATCCTGTGGCGGCAGACGAGATCGCCACGCGCCCGATGACATGGCATGGCTGGGTGATCGTCGAAGCGTTCTTCAAGGGCATCGACCACCAGAAGGCCCGCGGCGAGACGGCGATCGAGGAGATCAAGACCGCTGTCATGACGCTGCAGGAGCGCCTGCTCCCCGTCAAACGCCACCTCCCCAAGCCCTTCGTGAAGCGCAACGGCGCTGGCGGAGATCAGGACGGTGGCGTCGTGGTGGCGGCGTTCAACAACGATGAGGAGATGCGGCACATTCTGGCCGCGATCGCCTCGGTAACCAAGGGAGAGAATGATGTCTAAGCGGCCTACCCCAGCGCAAAGGTGCTGGAAAATCTGGTGGCGGGGCGGCGGTCGACCTACGGGTTCGCCTCTGGCCGATCGACGAGCGGCGGCTTGGTCGGCACCTTCCTGGCGCTGCGCCAGAAGGGCTGGCTCGATGGGAAGGGCGACATCACGCCAAGGGGACGAGAGGCAATAGGGAAGCCGTTGGCGGAGACGTCATGCCCCACCTGTGGTGGCAGTGGCGAGGTTCTTTCCAACACACTGCCTCCCGATGAACGGTTCCCCGGGGCTTTCTCAAACTGCCTCACATGCAAAGCAACAGGGGAGACCGAGGCCAATGGCTGAATTCTACGAAAAGACCAGCGACTACCCCGGCGTCGGCACCCGCATTGGCCCCGGCGTTGAGACAGAGGGTGATGACGGAATGGCCGCTTTCGGCAAGCCGGTGCCATGGTTCCGCCGGGACGCCGCGCTGCAGGCATGGCGATCGATGGGCGGCACCGCGACCGACAAGGCCGTCTACCACCTCAACCGTGCTGCGCAGCAGATCGAACGCGACGAGCCGTATCAGGCGATGCAGGAGCTGGCCTTCATCTGCGACATGACCGGCGTCTATCGCCTACTGGCAACGCTCTGCGTAGCCGAGGTTCGTCCCAGCAATCAGCCTCCCATTGAGGCTGTCGACTGGGACGCCGTGGCAAAGCGGGAAGTGGAAGGGTCTGCATAATGCACTGGGTTTATCTTCAAGCCGCCGCCGCGCTTTTCTTCCTCTGGATATCGGTTCACTGCCTAGTGTTCTGGCGCGAGACACACCGACGCTGGCCGAATGCGTTTTGGGCCGTCTGGTTCGGCATCCTGTTCCTTTCCCATTTCGGCATGACGATTGCTTCGGCGTATCGACTGGGGGCGGGGCAATGAAGTTCATCTGGGAGCCTGACGACATCCGGCCAGGTCGCCGCGTTCAGTTGAACCGGAAGAGCCCCGCCGATCTGGGCGAATACATGATCTTTGCGGACAACGCCCTCGGGAACGCTGCCCGCTTTGGCCTGATCTGCCTTGGGACAGGACTCGTCCTGCACAAGGGGGAGACGACGACTCAACTCGCTGACCGAATGAATGACGAGGGCATCCGGTGGGCCCCAATAACGGTAAATGATGATGATTAAGGATATTGAGGAAACCATCGATGCAGTCATGGAGGGCAAGCGCTACGCCCCCAAGACTATCCCGATGGGTGGCAACCCACCGCTATTCGGCGGCATGGTGCCCAGCATCGACGGGCCTTGGGTGTCTCGAGTTGACGTGGCGAAGCGCCTCCGCGCAGCACTTCGCCCCGGCCCGGTTATTAAGCCGCTGGTCTGGGGCAAGACCAGCTATGGGACGCCGGAGGTTTATTCCGTCGTCGGTGTTTACCGGATCAACAATGCTGTGAATGGCGGCTTTACTGTTGTCGCAGGAAACCTGGTGCTGACTGACACAGATGGCCGGTCAAACTTCCCCACCATGGAAGCCGCCAAGGCTGCAGCCCAGGCACACTACGAACAACGCATCCTGTCAGCTTTCGAATGACCAGCGCTGACCGCATCCCCTGCTGCATCCCTGGGCTGCCGGGTGGACAACCTGCTCTGGTCCAAGGCCAAGCGCATAGCAACCGAAAGGACGATGGGAATATGACGATACCACTGCCGAACTGGCTGCCCAGCGATGATCAGCTGCGCAACCTGCTGGCCACCCTGGCCCAAGTCGCCGCCGAGGCTGGCGGGCTTAGCCAGGCCGACGAGGAATGCGTCCAGGCGCTCACTGCCGAGCTCAAGAGGCGCGGCCAGCTTCCTGCCGGAGGGGCCATCCTTGACACTCCGCCAGCGCCAGCCTCGTGAACGCAACAAGGCTCACCTCGAATTTGTGAGCCGGCTGCCATGCGTGATCACCGGGCGCGGCCCGGTGCAAGTCTGCCATATCCGTTTCCCCTCGCTCCATCATGGCAAGCGCCAGACGGGCAAAGGGGAGAAGCCGGACGATCGTTGGGTGCTGCCGATGATCCCCGAGATGCACGCCAAGCAGCACTCGATGAACGAAGAGGCCTTCTGGGCCTCCTATGGCATCGACCCACTCGCCACCGCCCAGCTGCTCTATGCGGCGTCGGGCAATTTCAATGAAGGGGTCAAGGTCATCCGCCTTGCCCGCAGAACCGGAGCGAAGACATGAACAGCCGATTGATAGACACCGCCCACACCCTGGACAGCCAGGCCAGCGGCCAGACCTCTGGCTACACCGAAGAGGAGCGGCAGACTCTGGCCGCTGCGGCGAACATCCTGCGGGAGAAAAACCGCAAGCTGTCGAGCCGTGGGCCGAGCGATGCCGGCGGGCCTGCCGACGAGCTCAAGACCCGCTGACCCTCAAACCCACCGGAGAAAATTAACATGACCGACCCCAATCAGGGCAAAGAGACCTTCGACTCCACCTCCGACCAGCGGACGGTGAATAACGTCGTCGGCCACGAGTACCGCGTGCTCTCCGATGCCGAGAAGGCCCAGATGAAAAACATCAAGGATATGGGCAAGGCCTTCATCGAGGCGCTGCACGAAATCGGCGGCACCGAAATCGGCGGCGATCGCTTCGCATCCCGCGACCTGGCCCTTGCCAACACCCATGCCGAAGACGCGGTCATCCGCGCCTGCCGCCACATCACGAAGTAACCCGACCAGACTGTCTGGCGGCTAACCCACGAAGGAATATTCAATGCAGACGATCACCCTCGGAACCCCGGTCAAAGACAAGATCACCGGCTTCTCCGGGACAACGACCGGATATTGCACATACATTACTGGCTGCGATCAGTACCTGGTCCAGCCCAGCACCAAGCCAGACGGCTCTTTCGTCGATGCGAAGTGGTACGACGTCGCCCGCCTCGAGGTGACTGGCCAGCCGACGATCACGATGGAAAGCCTTAACGCTGGCGTCGACCCGGCGAGCACCGGATCCGACATCGCCGCCCCCACCAAGTAAACCACAGGCGCCGGGGCAACCCGGCGCCAATCCCACATCAGGAGGCAGCATGGCCAGCAAGCCCAAGAACATAACCAAGAAAACACCCGAGGAGGTGGCGCCGCCGCCGGCTACCAAATCCTCCAAGGTCAACGAGCGGCATGTGGTGCAGGTGGTCGATGCCGTTGGGCACACCCTGCGCCGGACCTTTCCCGATCTGGGCTATGTGCTGGTCGTGTTCGACAAGCGCAAGCCCGAGCAGACCCAGCACTTCATCGGCGGCGACCGTGCCGCTGCGGCCACGGCGATGGGCGCAGTCACCAAAAAGCTGGGGGCGTAGATGAAGGCCAGCGCTGAAACAACGAGCTTAGACTGGTACGACGCCCCCCTGCCTTCCCCGCCCCATAACCTGCCGGGGTGGCTCTTGGGCCTCCGGGTTGAATGGCACGATGACTACGAAAATTCGCCGGTCTTTTGTTTCGTCACGGATGGGGTGCCGGCCTGGCCGAACAAGATTTGGCACAAGGATGGTGCCCTCTACACGGCGTACCATGACGATGGCCGGGCCGACATGCTGCACCACGATGGCAAGCTGGAATATTCGGACGTAGTCCGCTTCATCACCGAAGACGGCCTCTACCATTCAGTTAAGCCGCGAGAGCCGCATGTGACGATGAAGATGCGGGAGCTGGCATCGACTCCTCAAGCCGGGTTTGGCGGGGATCAATTCCGGCTCAACCTGGACGACGGCCGAATGGTGGTGCTGCGAGGGCCATGGGACGTCGGGTCGCCGCCAGAGTGCCAGCTGGTCTATCTGGTGGGGCCGGGAGGCCAGCCCCATGGCACCATGAAGGTCAAAAGCCGATTGGTTCTCTCTGCCGCTGCCGCGTTCCCCTCCCCGGACTTCAAGGTCGCTGTCATCAGCCGCGGCGGTTCTTTCACCATCGTCGAGCCCTACAAGGCGGAATGGGAGATGCCGAAAGGCATTCGGCAACACCTCATTTACCGGGCGAGAGACTTGGTCGCCCCCGGCTGGCGCGCTTCCACTTACGACAATTTCTACCTACCGGATGGCATATTAAAATGATTTGGACTGCTCAACAGGATGCCGCTTTGATGGCGGCGCGGGCCTGGCTCCGCCAGCCCGAGGCTCCGCAGGTCTTCCGCATTTTCGGATGGGCCGGCACCGGCAAGTCGACGCTGGCCGTGGCTCTGGGGGAAGAGGTGAGGACGATCGCCTACGCCGCCTTCACCGGCAAGGCGGCGCTGGTGATGCGCAAAAAGGGCTGCAAGGGCGCGCAGACGCTGCATGGTCTGATTTACGCCATGGTCAGCGACAAGGGCGGACAGCCCGAGTTCGCGCTCAACCCGGAGTCGGATCTCGCCGATGCCGATCTGCTGGTGATCGATGAAGTCTCCATGGTCGATGAGCATCTGGCGCGCGACGTGCTGTCTTTTGGCGTGCGCGTTCTGGTGCTTGGCGACCCCTTCCAGCTGCCACCGATCAACGGGCTCGGCTATTTCACCGAGAACGTGAAGCCCGACATCATGCTGACCGAGATCCACCGGCAGGCTGCGGACAATCCCATCATCCACATGTCGATGGACATCCGCGACGGGATCCCGCTGAAATATGGCGACTACGCCGACAGCAAGATCATCAGCCGACGGCAGGTCAGCCGCGAGGAAGTGCTGGCATCCGACCAGATGATCGTCGGCAAGAACGCCACCCGCATTCTCTACAACAACCGCATCCGGGAGCTGAAACAGTTCCCGCCGCTGCAGCCCGTCATTGGCGATCGTCTCATCTGCCTGCGCAACAACCGGCGCAAGGGCCTGATGAACGGCCAGCTGTGGCGGGTGGAAGAGGTGATGCCACAGTCACGCACCTCGCAGCGCATCAAGCTGCATGCCCAGCCCGAGGATGCCGGCCGCCGCAAGGCCGACACCCTGATCGAAACCCACCGCTCATTCTTCCTCGGCACCGAGGACGAGATGACGCGGGAGGAGCGCCGCAAGTATGACGAGTTCACCTTTGGCTATGCCATCACCGGCCATAAGGCCCAGGGCAGCCAGTGGGACGACGTCTACTTGTTCGATGAGAGCCACGTCTTCCGCAACTCGCAGGACAAGTGGCTCTACACCGCCGTTACTCGTGCTGCCGAAAGGATAACCATCGTCAAATGAACTGGGCCACAAGTTCAACCCGCGCTCGCGTCGACCAGCTGAAAATCTTCGCCCAGCAGGGCATGTCGCCGGAGCAGATGGCGGCGCGCATCGAAGGCATGAGTCCGCACAAGATCAGGATCTACTGCGGCAACCATGGCATCCGCTACGGCCATGACCGGCTGCGCAAGAGCGAGCGCCCCTACAAAGAGCCGCGCGTCATTCCTGCCAGCGTCGACCCCAGGACGGCACCGAACTATTTCGGGGTGCCTTTCGGCGCCACCAACGACAGCACCTGCCGCTGGCCAATCTGGAGTGATCAGGAAGCGGAGGCGTCCAAGCGCCTCTGCTGCGGGGCGCCGGCAATGAAGCCGGGCCCTTACTGCCGTCGCCACCACCAAGGAAGTCGAGGAATCGATAATGGCTGAAATCCCCCGCCTCTTCATGCTCTCCGCCCCGGCAGGGCTGACGCCCAGAGATATCGAGGCCACGCTGCAGGGCCTCACCAAGGCGCTGGGCGTGGCGTCTGTCGGCTTCCAGTCGATCAGCCCATACGAGTCCTACAAGGGCTCTGTCCTGATGCCTGTCAGTAACGTCCTGGAAATGAATGTGCGGAGTAGCTGGGACGGCCTGGCGGAAAAGGGCATGTCCGATTTCAGCCTCAAGCTGCGGCTGCCTGACGATGACGCCCGGCGCCTGTTTCTCGCACTGCAATCGAGGAAATAGCCCATGGCCAAACTCATCGTCGTCAAGGTGCCGTTCGGCACCAATGCCGAGGACGTTACGTCAGTGATCTCTGGGGCGGCTATGGCCCTCGGAACCGGGAAGCCTGACATCAGCATCACTGACTCCAGTGACGTCGACTTCCTCGGCAAGGCCATCGTGACGATCCCGCTCGAAAGAATTCTGGACCTGAACTTGGTCCAGACCACGAACCCGCCGAAGCCGGGCGGGGAATGCACCTTCCGCCTTGAGCTCTCGGCACCTGAATACGCCGTGCTGCGCAAGATGGCCGAGGACCGGGCCCCGGCCGAGAAAGGGCGCAAGCCGTATTACCCACCCTTTAAGACCAACTTCGAAGACTGAAAAAAGGAAACCACATGAAGATCCTCTCTCTCGTCGTGAATAACTTCCTGCGCATCGAGGCGCTGGAGATCATCCCCAACGGCAACACGGTGACGATCACCGGCAAGAACGATCAGGGCAAGAGCTCGACGCTCAAGGCGATCGATGCGGCGCTGGCCGGCGGCAAGGCGCCGGAGATGCCCATCCACAAGGGGGCCCTCAAGGGCGAAATCCTCGTGCAGCTCGGCAATGAAAAGGTCGAGGCGCTGGTGCATCGCACCTACATCCACCGCGACGGCCAGGACGTGCTGTCGACCTTGAAGATCACCACCCCACAGGGGGCGCGCTATGACAAGCCGCAGGAGTTCCTCAACAAGGTGCTGGGCACGTTGAGCCTCGACCCGGTCAAGTTCATCAGCATGAAGCCGGAAGAGCAGCTCAAGGTGGTGCGCTCGTTCGTGCCGGGCTTCGATTTCGACAAGGTCGATGCCGAAAACAAGGCCGACTATACCGCCCGCACCGACGTCAACCGTGATCTCAAGCGGGCGAAAGAGCTGCTCTCCGGCGTGCAGTCATTCCCGGAAGACTGGCCGACCGAGGAGATCGACGTCGGCAAACTGCTGGAGGCCATCCAGGAAGCCCAGGATGCCAACCAGCACCGCGATCAGGCCGTGTCGGCGATGCAGCGCACCCAGCTCCAGCTGGAGAACCTGCAGGGCAGGCTCCAGGGGGTTGAGGAGCTGATCCTCGACCTTGAAGAGCAGCTCTCGGAAGCACGGGGCAAGCTGGAGCGCGGCCGGGCGGAAGAGGCTGGCACCGTCAAGGCTCTCGCCGAAGCGGAGGCGGCCCTCGACAAGTTGCCCGAGGTCGACACTACCGAGCTGCGCCAGCAGTCCAGCGAGGCCGGGGCGCACAATGCCAAGGTGGCCGAGTTCAAATCGGCCAAGGCACGGCGTGGTCGACTCGAGAGCGAGATCGAGGAGCTGACCGAGAAGAGTGCGGCGCTCACCAAGGCCATGGATGACCGGGTGGAAGCCGGCGCCAAGGCGATCGCTGACGCCAAGATGCCGATCAAGGGCCTGACCTTTGGCGACGGCATGGTCCTGCTCAACGGGATCCCATTCAGCCAGGCATCGTTCTCCGGCAAGCTCAAGACGGCGATCGCTATCGCCGCTGCCCACTCGCCGGAACTGCGCCTGATCAAGATCGAGGATGGCGACAAGCTGGACGACGAGGCCAAGGCGGTGCTGGCCGAATTCGCCGAGCAGAACGACATGCAGATCTGGATGGAAACCGTGCAGCACGGCGAGCCGGTCGGCTTCGTCATCGAGGACGGCAAGCTCAAGGGCCTCGCCGAATGAAACGGCTGACCATTCCGGCGATCGCGGCATATGGCGCTATCGCCTTACTGACCTTCGCATACGTGTTCCAGCACCCAGCCGCAGGCCAGACCTACCAGGCCACCGCATCATATTTCGCTGCGGTCGGCTGGCCAATTTACTGGGGTCTAAGGCTGGCCCTGCTCATCACAGAGGGATGGACCTTTTGACTACTTACGATGCTGACCCACGCGCGGAGGAGCTCCAGCTCCTCCGCCAGATAAACCGCCAAACAACATGTTCCAACCATAGCGCCACCGTGGCGACCGCTCACCGCCTGCAGGAACGCGGCGAGGCCATGATGTGGCCGTGGAAAGACGGCTACGCGATCGAAGCAACGGCCAAGGGCCGCAGAACCATAGGAGTCACCAATGGCAGCCAGGCAACCACAAGCCCAGCCATCACCTGACGATGTCGCCCAGCAGATGAATGTCGTGATGAAACTCACACTCGACGTCGCGCAGAGCGCCGGGGAGATGAGGGACGTGGAAAGGGAACTACGCCGCCGCCGCGACTTTCTGGCCGGGGCCAGAGAAGAGCTGGGGCGGATGTTGAAGGCGTCCAATCTCCTCAACGAGGGCGAGTACCGCGTCATCCATGTCAGCGAGATCGACAGGGTCGAGGCCATGTTCGGGAGGCACAGAATTGTCGAGTGACCGTTTCTCCATCGAAGACACCCACGAATTCCGCGGCGTCCTGCTCCGCATGGAGATGCTGCAGTTGAAGGTCGGCATAGATGCCAGCCGACGGCGGTTTCACATTGGCGATCCCCGCTTCCTCGTGGAGCTCGCTATCGCGGAAGAGCGGCACTCCCCCATTGCGGCCATTACGGCCGGAGGCGACTTCATGCGGGCCCCAGCCACCTACACGATGCTGGATGGCGTCACCTACAAAGAGGTGAGGTATCACGGCTTCAACATCCGCTGGATCGACCATGAGAGCACTGCCGATTTCTACAGCGCCAAGGCCACGATGATGTCGATCCTCCAAGCTGCCGTCGAAAAAACCATAACGCCAGAGGCGGCCCACAAAGAGCTGGTAAAGCTCAACCACAGGATGCAGCCATGACCTATGTCACCGAGAAGCAGGCGGAGGACATGGTCTGCCCCCACATACGGGTTCCCGATCGGTGGAACGTAGGGATCGAGACCCAGACCGTTTACGTGTCGAATGTCTGCCAGGGCAGCAAGTGCATGGCATGGCGCTGGGCGGGAGGCCTGCCCAGCACCGAAAAAGGATACTGCGGCCTGTCGGGCCGACCCGGTCCCGACCTGCTCGGCTACGACGAAGTCACCGGGAAAACCACCATCATTGGATAGGAGGCCTCATGGCTGATCTGCAATTGCGCGTACCCACCGAATCCCTGCGGAAGCTCCTGCAGGAAGAACCCACCATCTGGCTCAAGCTCGAGTCCATGGCCACCGAGAAAATCGCCGAGGAGATAACCCGTAAGGCGCAGAGCATCACCTCGCCGGAAAAGATGAACCGGCTGGTCAGTGAAATCGTCGACCAGGTCCGCCGGGAGGCCACGTCCCAGCTCGGCTCCAAGATCAAGTTCCCCGAGGCCCTGTCGAAGGTGGTCGTGGAAATCGCCTCTGACGCGCTCAAGGCGCAGCGGTTGAACCTGATCAACGAGTTCCGGGACGAGGTGAACAAGCTCTTCACCGAGGTCCATGGAAATACCAAGAAATACATGGACCAGCTGCTGGAGCAGCACAAATCCGAGATGGCCGAGATGCGGGAAGAGCTGACCCTCACTAGCGAGAAAATCTACGCCAGCCATGCCGAGAACCTCACCCGGCTGGTGCAGGAGCAGGCGCACGCCACCTTCGTCCAGGTGGTCAAGGACGCCCGCATCTGACGCTTATGGCCGGCGCCGCGTGCGCCGGCTTCGTGGCGACAGTGCCAGCAACGAAAGGGAAGCCTATGAGCACCACCGAAGCACCACCCACCCCGAAACTCCGGCTGTTCGGCATCACGCTGCGGCCCAAGGATAGCAGCCTCGAGCAGGTCACCGACCACGTCATGGCCATTGACCACCCCGATGCCATCGATCGCTTTCTCAAGGATCACTCCATCGTCACCGGCGATGGGCTGATCCTCGTCGAAATCCCCTACATCACCCGTAACGACTAACCGAAAGGACCGACCAATGAGCACCACTGACACCGAGAGCCAGAGCGAGCTGGGCAAGGCACTGGACAACATTCGCGGCAAGGGCGGCCCAGGCAAGGCTCCTGGCGACATCAGCTACAGCATCCATGCGGCTGGCGATGGCGGAGACGGCTACACCGCGGCCCCGACAATCACCGGCGCCGCATCCCTGTCCGAAGTGCTGGGCAAGGCCGAGAGCAATATCGCCGACCAGACCAAGACGGCGATCAAGACGCTGACCGATGCGGCCGACGTCCCAACCTTCACCGTCCAGGACAACTACGCCCGGAGCGTCATGAGCATGCTGCATGAGCACGAGTCGACCCTGGCGGTTCTGGTGAATGACATCGAGGCGGCCACCCGGCGCCGTGACGCCTTGATCGAGATGGCGAACCAGCACTTCATGGACGAAGTGGCGGTGCTGCGCGGCCGGGAAACGGACGTTATCCGCACCATTGGCGCCGCCAAGGCGACCATCGACGCGCTCAAGCGCTGATCATCGGGCGGGCCTTCGGGCCCGCCTCCCACCCCACCATCGTGAGACCCCTGATGAAGCACCCCATTCCTGATGACGCCCTCGACGGCGACCTGGCAATCCTTGGCAAGAAGGGCGGCGGCAAGACCTACACCGCCAAGAGCATCGTCGAGCGCCTGCTCGATCTCGGCCGGCGCGTGCTGGTGCTGGATCCGCTCGGCGTCTGGGCGGGCCTGCGCACCAGTGCCGATGGCAAGAAAGCGGGCTACCCCGTGGCCATCTTCGGCGGCCTGCATGGCGACCTGCCACTGGATCCCGCTGCGGCCGAGCCGCTGGCGCGCATCATCGCCAAAGAGAACCTGCCGGCGGTCATCGATCTGTCGGAGCTGTCCAAGGCCAAGCAACAGGCATTCCTGTTCGCCTTCCTGCATGAGCTGCGCCGCACCAACACCGAGGCGCTGACCATCGTGCTCGAGGAGGCCGACGTCTTCGCGCCGCAGAACCCCATGGGCGACGACAGCAAGCAGCTGCTCGGCGAGATCGACTGGATCGCGCGCCGCGGACGATTCCTCGGCTTCCGGCTGATCACCATCACCCAGCGCCCTGCGCGGCTGGCGAAGGACGTGCTGACCCAGTGCTCGGTGCTGATCGCTCACCGCCTGCCGGCGCCGCAGGACCGTGACGCCGTCAAGGCGTGGGTCGATGGCAATGGCGATCGGGACAAGGCCAAAGAGGTCTTCGACACCTTGGCCCAGCTCGAGGTCGGGCAGGCATGGCTCTACGCCCCGGAGCTAGGGAAGCTGGAGACCGTGCGCTTCCCGAAGATCAAGACGCTGGACACCAGCGCCACCCCGAAGGCCGGGGAGAAACGCATGGCGCCGAAGAAACTGGCGCAGGTCGACGTGTCCCAGATCCGGGAAGCACTCGACGCTGCTACGGCGGCAGAGGAGGAGAAAAAGCCTGTGGCCAAACAGGCGGCTCGCGCGGCATCGCCGGCAGAGCTCGAGGCGGCGCAGAAGCGCGGCTACGACCTGGGCTATCAGGTCGGCTATGTGGATGCCCGCAATGCGGTCATCGCCTTCTCGGCCAGTCAGATCGAGGATCTGGCTCGGGCATTGCGTACCAATGCCGGCGGCATCCCGGCGGATATCTGCGTCCCCAAGAGCGACACAGACTTCGCCGAGATCGAGGACGATCGATCGGGCCCGGCCGAGTTCCCGGAGCCGGCGGCGAGGACCATCGCCATCACCGCGCCGATGGCGAAGATCCTGTCGGCGCTCAAGGTCTGGCAGCAGCTGGGCAAGAACGAGCCAACCCGCGAGATGGTGGCGGCACTCGCCGGCTACAGCCCATCCTCGGGCGGCTTCAAGAACCTGCTGGGCACCATGCGGTCACAGGCCCGCATCGATTATCCGACCCCGGGAACGATCAGCCTGCTGATCGCCTGGGAGAAGATGAACGTCACCGAGGCGGTCAGCCTGTTCCGCAATCGGCTGACCAAGCCGCAGTTCCGCATCTGCAAGGCGCTAGGCGGCGGGAAGATGATGTCCCGGGCGCAGCTGGCGCAGAAGAGCGGCTACGAGCAGACGTCGGGCGGTTTCAAGAACCTGCTGGGCCAGCTGCGCACCCTCGACGTGCTCCGCTACCCAGAGCCAGGCTCGGTGCAGCTGACGGACTGGGCTGCCCCCATGTTCCTCACCGTCGTAACGGTGGGGGCCACCTACTGATCGGAGAGGCCGAATGGAATTCAGCATCATGGAGGCGGCCCGGCAGGCCGCCTTCAATTACCTGATCGAGAAGCTCGATGCGGCGATCGGCAAGTACCAGCCGAGCGGGCACTACACCATCACCGGCGGCTTCGATGATTACGACTATTGCGACAAGTGCGTCGAGATCGCCTCCAATGAGGTGCATGCCAACTTCCCCGACAACATGGCCTTCGTTGACGCCCGGCTGGAAAAGGAGGAGCAGGAGGAAATGGCGCGCTGCCACAAGTGCGGCTGCCTGCTCTCCTCCACCCTTAGCGAGGAGGGGGCCATCCGGTTCATCAAAGAATTCATCGACGCCGAGCATCACTTCGGCAGTCCACTCCTGCCGTCAGAGGCCTACATGGTTCGGGCGGTTCTTATCCCTATCCAACATGGCCACGAGGCGTCACCGCTCGATGACCGCAATGCCATCACGCTGGGCGAAATCGCCGTGTCATTGATCAATGCAAAGCCTGACGTCCAGCTTGACCTCTTCGGCGGGCTCGATGATCCTCCGGCCACCCCCACAGGAGACCCATAGGGATGTTTTTCGGACTATTTCGGCGGCGTGAAAATATCGGCGACGTACAATTCCCCCGGCTTCTGCAGATCATCCGGGAGGCAGACGAGAAGAGGCGTCAGCCGGGATGGACGCCGAGGCCCACTCCCCCCTATTTCCCCGGCATGTGGATGGACCAGCCGGACACCGCCTGGGAGCCGTGGCACGGCGGCGACATGCCGGTGATGACCCCGGTGAGGAAGACCAACGGCTACGGCTTCCCCGGCATCGTGGTCGCGGCATTCAAGAACACGAAGGGCGAGCACCGCTTCGTCGTCGAATGCACCGCCCTCGGCGTCGAGGGCATGCTGCATATCTTCAACCGCAACCAGCTGGAGATCGATCGCTCGCCGAGCGCCGAGACTCTGCTGCGCATCGAGAAAATGCGTGTCGATGCCACGGCGAAGACACAAGCCATGCTCAAGACTGGAGCGACCGGCGCTCTGGAGAAAATTCGACAGATCGCCGAGGAGATGGAGCGGGGGACTGGTGGGTCCGATGCCATGACTAAATTCCACCAGATCAAAGGGATCGCTGATCTCGTTCTTGGGAGCGTCAAATGAGAAAGTTCTGGTACATCCTGCTCGGCGGGATCCTGTTGTGGGTGGGCCTGCTGGCTTACTCCAACCTCTATGGCGAGAGCTGGGGCCTCGCCCACCGATGAGCAGCCGGCCAATGACGATGGCCGAGATGCGGGAGCAGATAGCTCCATCCAAAAAGCGGAGGCGCCCCAAGCGCCCCCGCGAGCCCCGCCCCAAGGGCGGCCCGCTGGCAATGCGCGCCGGCATCATCTGCGCCGAGGGCGCGTTCCACCAGTTCATGAGCGTCCAAGGCCAGGAGGCCGCTGCCGATAAGGTGCGGTCGCTCTGCGGTATCTCGAGTCGTTCCGAGCTGGATCACAACCCGCAGGCTGGGGAGATCTTCTCCGACATCCTGTCCCAATACGAGCTCTGGCTGCGGGAATGACAAACCCCCCGATCTTTACGATCGAGGGGTCCGGGTCGCTTGGGTTGTGGGGAGGTCCATGCTCTCACGAAGCACGGTCACCGTAGCAGGATTTAGACAAAGAAAAAGCCCCCTCCGAGGGTTACTCGGAGGGGGCTTTCTTTCGGGGGCGGGCGAGACCTGTTGAAGACTCAACGGCTACACCCTAGTCGGGAGGCGCTTGGATGCCAAGGCCAATCATCAGGCCAAAGATCGTGCCGCCAAGCACCCCCGCGGCCAAGAGAAACCAGTAGTTCCGCGGGGGTGTTATGCCGACCGTATTGCCGATCGGGATCAGGAAGCCGATGCCGGCGAGGCAGTAGAGCAGGACGATGAACGAGCCCATGTGGCCGTCCATCAGCCAGTCGGGGAAGTGGCGGCGGAAGTTCCCCTTGATTGGCGTCCACACCGAGTGCAGGAGCACCGTGCCGGGAGGACCGACAGGGCCACCGCCAGGCGTTCGGAGCCAGTCTTGGCGCCGCTCCAGTAGACGGCCCAGGCCGTCCTTACCAGCACCACCCAGAGCACCGCAAAGATGGCGATGCGGGCGGCGTCGAGCCAGAGTTTGAGAGTGGGAACCTCTACGAACATCGTGAGGGCAAGGAAGATGAGGACCACCCCAGCGGTGAACTTCACCATGGGGTTATCGACGATGTTTTTCATTTGGGGAGGCCTTCAATTGGAGGAGCAGACCATCAGTCATCCCCAGGATCTCTTGCGACAGCACGTCGATCTGCTTGGCACGTTCACGGATCCGCATCGATGTCTCTATCGCGGCGGCTTCCAGCGTTGGGTCCACCGGGGCCGGTCGGACGTCCGTCTTATCGAGAGCTTCTTTGGACACGTCTTTCTGGAGGAACGATAGCCACCTCATGGCGAACCTCGCTGGCTGACGATCGCCTGCAGGAGTTGCGTCTGCGACCCCAGGATGGCGGTGTTGGACTGCAGTACGCCCTCAATGCGTACCCCTTCCACGATGCGCTTCTCTTGAAGTTCGATCATGGCCTTGAAGTTTGCCTCGGTTTTGATGTCGGTGGCTTCTCTCGTGGCCTCGAGCTTATTCTCGGCCTGTTGCCACTTGTAAAGGAAGAACACAGCAGCCACCCCAAAGGGTCCACCGCTCATCAAATAACTGATGACCTCAGTCGTTTCCATCAGTCGCAAGCCCCCGCTGCAGATTGAGGTAAAACTTGGTGCAGAGCCGCCCGTTCTGATTGCGGATGTCGAGCTGTCGGCGCTGCCTATCCACCAGAATAGCCATCTCCTCCCCAATCCTCGGCACCGCATGCGGCACGTCCTGCTGGCAGAGCGGCGGCCAGTCCGGCAGGTTCACACCTGCTGCAGCTCGCCCGACCTCGGCCCCCGCCCGGTCGATGCGCTGCCCCGTGGTGTTACATGCCGCGAGTCCAAAACTCGATGTCATCAGCAGTAACGCCACAGCTGCGGCCCGTCTCCCGAAGGAGCTTCGAATAGGCGGCGTTCTCATTTTCCAGTCCTTCGATTGTCCGTTGGCGCTCTTCCTCGGTGGCGAGCTGCTCTCTGATGAATTGCTCCGACGCCTTACGACCAGCCTCGTATTGGCGTTGGATCTCCAGGAGACGAGCCTCGGCCGCCGCCTTTTCGATGCGGGTGAGACAGACCAGCTGCTCCTCGCTGCGGATCGCCGGGTTTTCCACCCAGTCGTTCCAGAGCTTGGCACCCCCCAGGCTGATCGCGCCACCGAGACCGAAGCCGCCCAGCCCCATCACAAGGGCCAGGACGCCGGGCGACAGCCCGAGGAGTGCTTTGAGCATTGTCAGTCGTCCTCTGGATTGAACGGCGGGATATCCACCACTTGACCTGCCAGCTCGTGAGTGGAGTCGGCCAGGAAATTCATTTGGCCGTTGACCACGAAGCTGTGACAGATGAACGGCACCGGCTCGATCTTGCCGCCACCCATCACGAAATCAGCCTGCTCATCGGTGAGGCGCTGGGTGCCCCGCACCAGCACCGATGGGCTAAAGGTCGGCTGCTCGGCATTGCCGTTCCAGGTCCAGCGCGGCCCATCGCCGGGGCCGATATGGATCATGTGCGCCATCTTGCAGCCCGGGCAATTCCACAGAAGGGCATCGCCCGCGCCGCTGCGCAGGATAGAGCTCAAGGCGCTCATTCTACGCCTCGTTGGTGGAGAGCTTGAGGGTCGGCTTGGCCGGCAGCGGGATATTGAACGGCGCCGGACCTGACACCGGCCAGTAGGAGCCGAGCAGGCGATCCTTGGCGATGCTGGTGTAGGAGACGCTGTCGCTCTGGTTGCCGCCGAGGACGATGTAGGTGGTCGGGCTCTCGCCCACCAGATAGCCCACATGCCCCTGCCAGCCCGCCTTGCTGCCGCGCCAGAAGACGCCGACCGCGCCGAGCTGCGCGCCGACCTGCTGGCCGAACTTCATATACTGGCGAGCGCCGAGGATGTTGGCCGGAAGCGGCTCGTCCGGCAGCGCTGCGCGCATCGTGTGCGCCACGAACAGACCGCACCATGCGATATCGTCGCCGGGGTAGTGGATGTCGAACTGGCTGGCCCAATCCATGATGACCGGATTGTTGACCTTGCCGGGGCCTTCGCGCAGGCCCATCAGATGCGCGGCTTCATTCAGCCACAGGATTTCCTGCACTGGCTTCTGCTGCAGAGACAGCAGCAGAGCGATGTCTTCATTGCTGGGTGTTGAGGTGACCTTGCGGCCATTGCGCAGCTGCCACTGGTTGAGCGCGCCGCGGGTCTTCGGCCCCCAAAGGCCATCAGCCGTGCCGGGGTTGAACCCCAGCGCGGCGAGCCGCTTCTGGAGCTTCTGGATTGTTTCATTGCCCATGACGGGACTCCTGTTGGGTTAGTCCCAGAGCTCGATCTGGGCAGGTGGAAGCGGCGGCGCAGCGCGCGGCGGCAGATAGATCGTCAGGCCAGCCTGGAAGGGCTGGTCGATCAGGGCGATGTCCCGGTTGCTCTCATAGAGCAGCTGGGTGGTGCCCTCGTGCGTGCCATAGAAGGTGAAGGCCACGAGGTCCAAGACGTCGCCATCGGCGGTGCGATAGGTCGCGCCGCCGTCAGCCTGGAAAGCGAATTGCATGGGCTATTCCTTGTCGGGCAGCTCGCACTCCACCCCGGTCGTGTAGGGGGCGGACGATGAGAAGTTGTGGGTGACCGATACCGCCCGCCACTTGCCGTCGACGATGGAGCGGATGTTGGTGGCGTAGACGTAGGCCTCGGCGCGAGCGTGCGGCGAGCCGTCGATCGAGAACGATGCGGAGGCCTCGCCGCGCTGTAGCGTCTTGGCCTGGGCTTCCGCCGCCAGCCGCGCCTCGGCCTCGTCTTGGAACGGCGCCCGCATCAGGAACTTCGGCCCCTCGCTGCCGACCTCGACCGATAGGGTCTTGCGCTCGGCGCTCTCCCGATCGAACCAGGAGGCCTCGACCTCGGCATGCTTGGGCTTGTCCTTGGTGGTCACCGTGTAGTTCAGCACGTTGACGCCGCCGGTGATGTCGATCACGGGCAGCTCGTAGCCGCTGACCGATTTGCCGGTGCCGCGCTTGGCGATGATGAGGTTGCCGGATTTCACCGTCACCGAGGCATCGAGCTTCTGGCCCAGCCGGGTGGTGAAGGACAGGTCGTTCTCCTCCGACTGGAATTCGAACGACAGCTTCTTGGACTTGAGCTCGTCGGTGATCGACAGCTTCAAGCCCATGCGGCCGGCGAGCTTCTCGAAGACGTCGCCGTAGGTGGGGAAGTCTTCCTTGGGATAGTCGTCGACCCGGCGCTGCTTCTGATCGCTCTTGGCGTCCACTGACTGGGCGCTGATCGAGATCATCTGCGGGTAGCCGGAATAGGCCACCTGGTCGACTTTGTATTTGCCGAAGTTGCGCTTCGGCCCCTCGAGGTAGCCACCCTCGATCTCGAGGATGACACCCGTCTTGGGGGCTTTGACCACGCCGTCCTGATCGTCGATCACCAGCGAGATGGTGTCCGACTCGATGCCGACGCCGTCGGTGATCGTCAGCGAGATCCCGATGCCGGACAGCTTGGACGTGATGTCTTTGCCGCCGGCCGAGATCTTGAAGAATGGAGTCGGCATCAGAACACTCCGATATCGAAATTGCCCGAGCCGCGCGCCCCGACATACTGCTGGAGACTGATGTCGACATCCACCTTCTGCGGAGTGCCCGTCACAGGGTGCAGATGAGAGTGGCTCTCACCGACAGAGACAGGCACCCAGCGGCCGAAGATGAGCCCGCTGATGCTCACCATCATCAGCGGGGTCTGCAGCCTGGTGGCGGCCTGCAGGGCACGAAGCTGCAGCAGGCCACCACCGTTGAGGTGGAACGGGAAGAACGAGCAGGTCATGTCGATGGTGTCGCCATTCGGCCCGAGCAGGTGGGTGGGTGGAGCGGCGCCAATGACTGGCTGGCTCTCCACCCGGGCCGACACCTGCCGGTTGAGCGTCTCATAGGAGAACGTCGGGACGGCGAAGATGAAGGGCCCGAGTCGCATAAGCGGCATTTAGTTCTCCTATCCAGAAGTCAGGCGGTCATCCATTGACAGACCGCGCGACCGCTGCAGCTTGGCATCGATCTTGTCACTGACCTTGCGGGCGATCTCATCGGCGTTGGCGCCGGTGATGTACCAATAGTGGGTGTCCCCACCACTGCCGCGCTGGTTCTTGCCCGAGAGCATGTCACGGGTTTCGTCGGCACTGAAAACCTGCCCACGGCCCGAGGCCATCTGCAGCTCCGGCCCCTTCTCCCCGGTGATGATCAGGCCGGGGTCGTAAGACCCGCCCTTGGCGAACATCGGAGGATCCGGCACCGGCCCGTAGGTGCTGGCAGCCGGCGGGCTGGCGATCGGTGCATTGGGGTTCACACCGCCACGACCGCCCGACAGCAAGTAGAGCGCCTTGTTGGCAGTGCTGACCGCACCCTCGAGTCCGGGGATGGCGGACAGCATGCCAGCTACCAGCGTATCGATGATGTTCTTGCCGGCGGCGGTCAGGTCGATGCCGGTGAAGACAGCGATGATGCTGTCCCGCCAGATCATGCCCTTGGCGTCGATGTTCGCCTTCATCGTTTCCAAAGCGCCCAGCGGATCCTGGAAGAAAGCCTGGATGGCTTCGATTTCCCGGACGGTCGCATTGAGGCCCCGGGCCAGCTTCTCGCCTTCGTCAGCCAGGAAGGCTGACCAGCCGGTCGACTGGTTGCTGGATGACTGCTGCCACTGCGCATCCTTGACGGCGTCCATCCCGAAGGCGTAGTCGCGCAGCGCCGTCGCCCATTCCTGCAGCTTGGCTACAGTGTGGGGGTCGAGCGTATCCTGGAAGTTTTGCAGGCCCTGTGACAGGCCGTCGAACGTACCGAAGGCGAAATCCTTGAGCTCGTTGGCGATCTGCCCAAGGGCCTGCGCCAGCGAAACGATGATGGGTTCGAACCAGTCGAGGACCGGCTGGACGTCCTTACGCATCTGGACCAGGCCGTCGACGAAGGCAGGGATGCCATTGACGACATCGGCCATCCACTTGCCGAACGACTCACCCGAGCCAGCCCAATCGATGCCAGCGCCGATATCGGCGAAGGCCTGCTGGACCGTATCGAGCGCCTGCCCGGCGCGCTCCAACGTCTCCGGCGACAGGCCGCCGGTGAAGGCGGTCTTGGCGCTATTGAAGAACGTCGTGATGCCATCCCAGTTGAGATAGGCCAGATAGCCGAGAGCGCCGGCCACGATGGTGATCGGGTTGGCCATGAACGCCAGGGTGCCGGCCAGCCCGGAGAGGATGAAGCCGAGCGGAGCCATGACGGCCAGAGCGCCGAGACCGTAGGTGCCGAATTTCAAGATCTCGGGGTTCATCATGCTGATCTGCACGATGAACTTGGAGGTCTTGTCGATCAGCTCGGAGACGGCGTCGAGGACGCCCGAGCCGGCGATCGCCAGGAAGATATTGTTCACCGCGGCATCCCAGCGGTTCATCACCCCGACGATGCCTTGGATGCGCTTCTCAAACATCGCCGCTGCGGCGCCTTCGGACTCGATGTTGAACCGTTCTTTGAGAACGTCGAGATCCTCGGTCATCAGCGAGATCAGGCGGGAGCCCTGCCGGACGTCGAAGATATAGGAGAGGTCGACGGCGCCAGCGCCCTTCTCATTGAGCTCTTTGATGAAGCCCATGAAGTCGACGTTTTCAGCGCCGGCCATGATGCCCTGGGCCACGGCTTCGCCGAGCACCTGCATATCGGCCGCATCACCCTCGACGGCTTCGTTGACGAGCGACATGACGCGCTCGACCAGCTTGAGGGGACTGCGGCGCAGGGTGTCGTCATCGAGCAGCGCCTGGATCGGATCCTTGATGGTCGACAGGTCGACGCCCAGATCGCTCACGGCGCTCTGGATGTTTCCGAAATCAATGTCCTCGCCCAGCGTGACGAACTCACCAATGTCGATGCCGAGCTGCTTGAACTGCCGCTGCGCGAAGATCGTCGGCCGCAACATGCGGACGATACCAGAGCGCAGCGCCACGCCAGCCTCGGCACCCTTGATGCCGTTGCGGGCCATGACCATCATCATGGTCGACAGCTCGTCGATATCCATGCCGACAGAAGCTGCCAGCGGGCCGACGTACTTGAAGGCCTGCGCCATCTGCTCGACGTCGGCGTTGGAGTTTGCCGCCGAATAGGCCAGCGCGTCATTGACGCGGGTCAGCGACTCCTCGACCTGCGCCATGGTTTCCATGGGCAGGCGCATCGAGGTGAGGATGTTGGTGGCAAGGTCGGTTGCGGTGCCGACGTCCAGGTCACCGGCCACACCAAGCTGCAGCGCGCCCTCGAGAGAGCCCATCGCCTGCTCGAAAGTGAAGCCGGCGCGGAACAGCTCGTTGGCTGCCTGCATGATTTCGTTGGAGGTGTAGGGGGAGACCTCGTTGAGGAGGAGGACATAATCCTCGAGCTTATCGCGCTGCCCGTCGAGGAGCATGCCGTAAGCATCGGCGGCGTTGCCCGCCTTCTCGAATTCGTAGACCTGCTGCGCAGCCTCGCGGCCGATCATCAGCAGGGGAACGGAGAGGCCTGCCATGTCGGTGGAGGAGCGGCGGAGATTGCGCCCGGTATCGCTGATAGCACGGGTCGCTGCGTTGACCTGGCGGAGGGCGGCACTTACCGCCCTCGCCGGGCCCGTCACCTGGTCAACCAGGCGAAGAATTAGTTCTGCTGTTTTTGCCATGGCTGGTGACCTCTTTGATACGAATGGCCTCGCCGTGCCATTCGATGAGCTCATCGAAGTCCATGGCCAGGGCTTGGTCTAAAGTGAGCAAGCCCGGCATGACGTGGGCTATTTCTGCGACGTATTCTCGCCATCGTTCCCAGTCGGCGCGTCCGCCGTTTCGTCCAACTGGCGCGTAAAAACTGCGGACGCTTCGGAAAGCCCCTGAATGTCGGAGGCATCCATGGCCTCGATGACCCGGTAGGGAACTTTGCACATGACGGCGAAGACCAGGATCTGCCGGTCGAGGTGCGGCTTTTCCTTGGACTCACGGCTGACGGCGAAGATCTCTTTGCCGGTCAGCTTGTTGGCGGTGACGCTGCGGTACTCGGCCCCATCGAGGCGGAAGGGAAAATCGAGCGGATAGGTCACCTGGCGGACGCCGCCATCCAGGTATTCGGCGGGGGCCCCCACGATGGGGGCCTCCGCTTTGACAGCCTTCGTAACGTTCTGTTCGGCATTAGCCATTGTTGTATCCCAGGATCGCGTTGATCTCGGCCAACTGGTCGACGCCGTTGATGATCCGGCGCGGCGGGTAGGCCTGGATGTCATGCAGAATGGCGCCACCGACTTCGTAACGATAGACGGTGATGCCAGTCATAGTGAGCTCCAGGCCTCCCTTTTCCCCGCGCTGCCAGTTGTCACGAGAGTGTTCGTTGAACTGGCCAGTGATAACAACAACGTGGGCCACAGTCACGCCGGTAAGCGTGTCCATCACCGCACCGCGTGCCGTCAGCACCACGCTCTTGCCGGGCCCCTGGGCAACCGAGCCCAGAATGCCTGCCGGGTGACCAGCGAAGCGAAGGGTCGCCTCGAGTGGTTCCATGGCAGCCATGCCCTGATTGACGGCGAGGTCCATGCCGCCGCCGCGGTATTCCTGCTGGACGTTGGAGGGGGTCGGCAGGCCGATCTCCTCGCAGTCCATGCCATGGTCCACGCCGTTGAGATAGACCGTGAACCCCTGCAAAATGTCGCGCATTTGCTATTTCCCCTTCGGGTGCTTGAGTTTTAGAGAGCGCGACCAGCCAGACGGCCGATCTCACGAATGGCGTCCTGGCCGAGCTGCTCATAATATCCCGTGTTGCGGGAGAACATGAACGTGATGTGCTCGATCGGGGCGGGTGCCTCGGCGTCGTAGGACACGTAGAGGTGGCCGGATGCCCAGGTTTCCTTGGTGTTGAGGGTCAGGTCGAACCAGACCCGGCCACCCAGCGTAGCGCCCAGAGCCTTCCACCGGCGGAGCGCCGCGTTAACGGTCTCCGAGATATCCGTCAGCGTCTGGATGCTGAACGGCTTGTCGATGAAGGGCTCGTGCGCGATCTCGATCGACTCGATAATCGTGTCGTGGGCACGGCGCACCGGCAGGAACTTCTTCATGCTGTCCGACACAGCCACGCGAGAGCCCCACAGCTTCCAGCCACCCGAAGGCGAGCGGATGACCGTGGCGATGTCGTTCCGGTTGAGGAACTGGCTCTCGGCAGACGGATCACTCAGCGAGTGCTCGATCGGCCGGGCAGTGCCGAGGACGCCCTCGAGCACATGGTTGGAGCAGGAGACCCAGAAGCCTTCCTCGTAGTCGACGCGGGCCTGGAGACCAGCGGCGAATGGAGCGGTCGGGACCGTCGCCACGTTGGCACCTTCGAAGGTCTTCACCATCGGGTCGATGATGTAGAGCCGGTCGTTGTCGAAATCCATGCGGTAGGTCAGGGCGTCGGCCTCGTTGGTGTTGGGGCCGTCGACGAAGACCGTGGCGCGCAGCGAGGCAGCGGTGGCCAGCAGGCTCGACACCACCGGGTTAGCCACAGTGCCGAGCACTGCAGTTGCGGTGGCGCCAGTGCCGCCGCCGCCAGACAGAGCGACAGTCGGGACAGTGGTGTAACCAAAACCGGCGTTGGTGATGATGATCTCATCGACGCCGCCGCTTTCGTTGATGGTCGCCACCGCCGTTGCGCCGAAACCGCCGCCGCCGGAGATGGTCACCAGTGGGGCTTCCGTGTAATCCTCGCCGCCCTCGGTGGTGGTGATCGACGCGAGGCCGTCAGCGGGCCGGGCGCTGGTGAAACCGGGCGCGACCAGGATCTTCGGCTTGAGGCCCAACAGGCTCTGCGCCTTGCGGAAGGCGTGGAGGCCAGTCTTCGATGCGGCCGAGCCGATGATGTTCGACATCGTCGCCTTGGCGTCGGCGCCGGCTTCGACCAGCACGACGACGACGGTCTGCGAGACCTTGGTCGCCTGCTTGAAGATCGACTTGAGCGCGTCCGGGACAGTGCCCACCGCGCCGAGGCCAGCCGGGATGTCGTTGATGCCATGGATGGCAAATGGCACGTTGAGCGGGAACAACGTGGTGTTGGCAAGGGTCGCCGTGCCGATGAGGCCGATGATGCCGGTATCGATGGTCTGAACCGGGCGCGGGCCGTCGTTCTTCTCCACGGTCTCAATGCCGTGCAGATAAATATCCACCATTTGGAGGACTCCTGGGGTTTGCGGGTGACGATGCCGGGCGCTTACGCCCGGCGTTTACCACGCGCCCGCAATGCGGACGGCGAGATACATGATGATGGCCTTCCAGGTCGGAACGCCGAGGATTTTCATGGCTTCGTAGAAGACCGCGTCGGCAGTGCCTTCGTCGAACTTCTCCCAGCCACCGTCCGGGTTCATCCGGCCCATCGTCCGAAGGTAGTCGTGCAGCACCGCCGCCGCCGCATAGGACGGGTCGAAGGGCTGGAAGAGCCACCACAGAAACTGGGGGATAGAGGCGAGATCGGTGTTGTAGCCGGCGGGGATGGTGACCGTCAGGCCAGACCCCTTGTAGCCGATGTCGAAAGATAGCTCAGAGCAGGTGTCGTATCCCCCGCGCTCGTAGTTCGGGGTGATCTGGAGAGGGGCAGTGAAGCGCCCCATTTACAGGCCCGCCGCCGTGCGGAAAGCATCCACCTCCTGCATGGTCGCCATGGAGATGGCTTCGAGCTCTTCCTTGGTAGAGGCAATGGCGAGCTCTTCATCCTTGCGGGCCCGGCAACCATTGACGAAGGCCGCGGCCTGCGCCCAGTTGTCGGCGTGCGCCTTGATCACCAGGCACTTCTCGCGGACCTGTTGCAGGGTGCTGATCTCGTCAGAGGGGCCATATTGGTAGAGGCAGACGTCCTTGACGAACGGCGTCAGTGCCAGGGTGGCCTCAAGCCCCGCCGCGATGAAGGCCTCGGCCTCCGCCTTCTGGATATCCCAGCTCTTGGACTCAGCATCCGGGTAGCTCGCCATCACCCCGGCGGTCAGGCCATTGAAGTAGATGATGATGCGCGCCCGGGTCTCCGCCTTGAGAGTGAAAATGTCGTCGCTCAATGTCGTCTCCTGCTGCTATGCAACCCGCCCAAGGACTGTGCCCGACCCGATATTGGTCAGCGTTCCGTTGGCAATGCCGTTGATGTAGTGGCCGGCCAGTCCGCCGGCAGTGCTGGCGGAACCGGCGCCATTGTTGCCGGAGTTACCTGTGCCGCCAGAAGCGCCGGGGAGCCCCCATCCGCCGCCGTTGCCGCCAACGCCACCGTTACCGGCATTGGTGCCGCCAGCCGAGCCGGCCGCACCATTGGAGTTCGCTGCATCGGAGCCCATGCCACGGCCACCAGCACCGCCGGTTCCGCCGGTGGTGTAGTAGGTGTTGTAACGGGTCTGCTGGCGATAAATGTAGTAATAGCTACGGGCCTCGGAATTCTCACCGCCGGGCTGCGAGTACCAGAACGAGCCGGGGTAATACAACCAGCCACCATAACTGAGGGGTGATGCAAAATTCGAACCAAGGTTTGCGCCAGCCCAGAAATAGGTCCGAGAGCTACCTTCCAGGGCCATGAAGTAGTTTGGATAGCTCGGTCCGCCGTATTCACCTTCTGTGTAGGTGTATGGCGTTTGGTAATAACCCGGACCACCGTTGCCGCCACGAGCGCCGCCGCCGCCGCCAGACCAGATGCGGTAGGAGTTGATGATGGTGACGCCGGACTGATCGAGCCGGATGGCATCCCCGCCAACGCCGCTGTTAGCCAGCCCGCCTGCGCCAAGGATCTGGCCTTGGTTCTCGATCGTCAGCAGGCCGCCGCGAGCAGTGCCCGAGACAAGCGCCGGGACCGCCGGGTTGGTGCTGCCAATGGTATGAAGGATGACCAGCCGCTTGGGAGCCGCTGATAGCCATTCGTCGTTGGTGAAGTAGTCCCGGACGCTTTTGTTATTCGCGTTGGCCACGGTGACGGCGATGATCTCATAGGTCTTGCCGTAGAAATCCGACATCGAGATAAGGCCGGATGGCTTACCAGCCAGCCGGCGCACCTCTGGGTCGTTCATGTTGAATGCCGCGCTGGCCGAGCGCTTCATCTCCAGATTGATCATCGAGGCGGTCATGGCGCCGGTGGATGGCAGGGTCATCGGCTACAGCCTTTGCTTGAGATCGTCCAGCTCGACCCGCAGGTCACCAATCAGCCGGCTGACATCGCGGAAGGCTTCGATGATGAAGCCGAGCGCGTTGGCATGCTTGACCGACCAGTATTCGTCGGGGTTGTCTGGCCGGTTCACCAGTTCGGGGATGGCGCGATGCAGGTTCTGGGCGATGATGCCCGTCTCCCGCTTGCCATTCCGGTCGTAGAAATAGCCCTCGGCCTGCAGCAGGGTGTCGAGGGCCCCGGAGATCTGCACAACGTTGGTCTTGAGCCGCTCGTCCGAATAGGCCGAGACGTTGCCAGCAGCGGTCATGTTGCCGGAAGCGTCGACCCCCCAGGCCTGCGCCCCGCCAGCGGCGGCGGCGAAGATCCCGATGACGCCGGTCTTGGTCATCCCGAACCGGCGGTCATAGGTGCTGTCATGCAAGAAGCGGATGCCGGCGAAGGCTTCCGCCGGTGTTGGCGTCGGGTTGCTGATGGTCAGCTGCGCCGCGCTGGCGGTGGTGAGGTTATGAACCCCCGCCACAACTGCGGTGCCAGTCAGCTGCGCGTTGGCCGCATTCGCCTTCAATGCCAGAGCGGCATCGACGACAGCGATGGTGGGCCGATCGGCAATGAGCGCCGACATGGAAGCGGCGAAGTTGGGGTCATTGCCCAGCGCCGCCGCCAACTCGATCAGGGTATCGAAGGCAGGACCGGCGCCGCCAAGGATTTCAGTCTTGGCGGCGGCGATCTTGCTGTCGACAGAGCTGATGCTCGCCTTGGCGGCGAGCGCCGTCTCCAGACCCACGATGGAGGCGATCTGCAGCGAGATCGGCAACCAGGCGGAGGTCTGCCACATGAGCACCTGGCCAGTGGCCTTGGCTGTGGTGTCGACATCGGTCAGGTCATTGAGGCCGTGGACGTGGTCGAAAGCCGCTTTGCCATCTAGCGCTGCGGGCAGTCCGTCCACGTCCGAGATCGGGTGATGGTGACCGACGTTCGATTTCAGCAGGAGCTCATTGAGCAAGAACGCCGTATCGGCATCGCCCATGGTGAAGGCCTGCCGCAGGCGCAACACGTCGTCCTTGAGCAGGTTGGTCGGGTGTGGCAAAGGCCACAACCGCTCCAGGGTTTTGTCGTCGATCATCTTGAGAGCCCTTAGATTGAGTAGCCCCGGAAGGCTGCCACGGACACGCGCTTGTCTGGGCCACCGTTGAGGATGATCCGCAGGCGCCCTTGGAGTGCAGTGAACGATGCTTTCTTGTATTTCGGCTCAATCCACCCCTCACCCAGCGCGATGACGCTGTCCTCGGTGAGGCTCTGCCAGCTGTCGTCGACGGCGTCGACGGCAACAGTGATCGAGGATCCCGAAGGGCGGAAGGCCGCCATCAGGGCGTCGATCTCTCTAGTGGTGCCGATGGTGAAAGCCTTCGACACATAGTTGGCAGTGGTGGCAATGCGCCCGCCGGCCATCAGCGTCCCCGGGTAGAGGATGGGCGACACGAACTTGCTGCCCTTGAGGACAGCCCGCAGCGTCACCTCCTCGGATACGAATTCAGAGAACTCGTAGTTCTGGCCGGGGATAAACTGGATGACCTCGCCGCCTTCCCGCACGATTTCGTAGCGGAAGTCCGCTGCGTTCGTCGGGATTTCGGCAGCGCCACGCACCAGCACATCGCTGACCGCATCGAGCTCGCCGGTCCACAGGTTCACCGAGAGGTTTTCCGAGGTGAAGTCTGCGGCGACGATTTCGAACGACACGTCGGAGTCGGGGTGTGTCGTCCAGGTGATGCGGTTCGACGAAGTGAACATTTCGCCGATCGTGTAGGGCTGCGAGGACACCCGCTCCTGGGTGGCCTGCTCGATGTCGCCGAGGCGAGAGATCGAGACGGCATGCTCACCATCCGACGTCAGGATGACGAAGCAATATTCGCGCAGCGGCGACAGGTAGACCGGGCAGTCGAAGCGTGCCTGGATCTTGTCGCCAGCGACCACCGTGGCCATCGACACAAAGGCCTCGGCCAGGATGTCGGTGGTGGGGAAGCCATTGAGCATCGTGGCCAGCTGGACGCGCACCGCGTTCAGAGGGTTGCCGACAACTTCAATCCAGAAGTTGACGCCGATCATCATCGAGTCGGTCGAGACGCGGAAGCTCTGCGCCAGCGGGTCGAACTGACCCGTAGCACTGCTGCTGTCCCCGCCGTCGTTCCAGCCAGTATCGCCAAACCACCGGGTCGGATCATTCACCACCGGGTTGGTGATGCTGTTGATCACGTTGGTGGTGTTGTTGATGATCGTCTGCTCGATCGTCGTGAAGTTCTGGGTGATCTGGATCGGCACGGGAGCGGCATGGGTCAGCAGAGTGACCCGGCGCATCGTGCTGACGTCGATCTGGCCAGCGCCCACAAACACCGACTCGGCGAAGCTGCCAGCAGCCCCCTCCGCCCGGAGGCGGCGACGGCCGGTTGGCACCCCGGCTGGGATGGTGAAGGTCAGGGCGATCTCGCCATTGACGTCGCCCTGAATGGTTCCGGCCGGCTTCACGTCGACGCCGTCGAAGGTCAGCAGCTGGAGCACCTCGTTGACGCCGAAGCCCGAGATGAGCACTTCGATTTCCAGCTGGCGGAGGAATTCCGCCTCCAGCTGCCGGGGACTGTCGGAGACCTCGATGATCTCCTCGGAGCCTGGTGGGCGATCGGGGGCCGCGGTGAATTCCCGGGTGACCGGGGATGTCCACTCGACCACCTGCTCGGTCCAGAAGTCCGCCGTGGGGTCCATCCTCATGCCTGCCGGCATGGGGGTGAAGTTGTCGTAGGGGTTGATCAGCACGGCGCTGGTGCGCTTGTCCTGGGTGACGATCACGCGCTCGGTGTAGGGGAGCGTGATCGGCGAGCCCAGGATGACCTGCATCATCACATTGGCGATCGGCAGCTGCAGCACGCCGCGGTTGACGGCGGCGGTCTGCGGCTCATTCGGATCCCGGAAGAAATCGTCGACGAAGGTGTCGGTGAAGACACCGTCCTTGGACGACGGCGTCCCGACGCGCGGCTCGTAGGATGACTGGCTGCGATCGAACTGATCGAGCACGGTGCGGAGCCGGTTGAAATACCGCTGCTGCATCTCGAAGGTGATGTTGCGCGGGCCGTTATTGACGATCTTCGGAGCGCCGTACCAGTCGTTGGTGATCTCTGCCAGCTTGAGCAGGGATCCCGGGGTCTGGGGCGGCAGCGCGCCGCGACGGGCCGAGATGCCCTTCACATAGACAGGGGCGCCGGAGACGTCGAGGCACATGAGGTCGATGCGGGGGGTCTTGGACGTATAGCCCAGAACCACCTGCCGGCCGTTGACGCCGCCGATGACCGTCACGGTGGTGTCGGTGTGGGTGGCAGTGCCAAGGCCGGAGCTGTTGTAGATGAAGGTGACGTCGTAGGTGGTGTTGGCCGCCGGCTCGGTGCCGGCAGGCCCCCAGTTCACCCCGTTGCCGGTCAGCAGGTAGGCCGAGGGCGAGATCGTCACACCGCCTTGGGTGATCAGCTCGATCTCGACCACACCGCTTTCCGACAGCATGTCGATGCCGCCCGGAGCGGTGCTGCGCAGCACGCTCTCGGTCTTGCGCTTGGGCACGATGACCAGCGTCAGATCCTCGATCGGGCCCCGGTCGACGGTGATGACCGCCGTGCCGCCGGTAACCCCGGTGAAGGCATGGGTTTCGCCGACCACGGACTCGAGGTCGGGATCCTCCGGGCGGCGCACGGTGAAGGCCGTCTGCCGCTCGCGCTTGAAGCCGAGGATGTTGGCCACGCCGTGGGCGATCGAGAAGACCTGTTCACCGGCGTAGAGGCCGAGCGCCGAGACCATGCAGCCTTCGCCCACCGCGTAGTGGCCGAGAGCGTCATAGTCGTAGCGCGCGATCTGCTCGATGACGCCACCCAGCGCCGGGGGCGCCAGCTGGCTGATGATCGTGCCATGCAGGAGCATGTAGACCGAATAGAGCTCACCCTCTTCGCCGTCACCGGCAAAGCCCCACGACAGCGCAATCTCTTCGCGCGCCGCGCCAGCTTCGTTCTCGGCCAGGGTGCCGGGCTCGAGGCCGCGCAGGGTCGGGTCATCGTCTTCGGTGATGATCGACTTGATCACCCGGACGCCGATGCGGACCTCGCCGGTCATCGGCACGCCGACGAGGAAGGCTTCCGGCACGTTGTGGATGTCGCCCTCCACATAGATGCGGCCGGCGTAGCAGTGGACCATGTTGTCGTCGAAGAGCACCACGGCATCAGCGCCATCGATGCGGTCGCCATCCTTGATCACGCGGTCGGAAACGCGGCGATTGCGGCGGGCGATGATGTGGTCGAGCTCATTCATCTCGGAGGCATGAGCAAAGAACTCTGGGCCGTCGCGGTAGATCAGGCGCGAGGTGTTGGGCCGCATCGGGCCGCGGTTCTTGGCATGGGGAACACCGGAGCTATCGTCGAAAGCCATTGTCTGTCCTTTGCTTCGTCTAGGCCCAAAGCCTTCGAGGCGTGGCCGGGTAGACCCGAACGGTCTCTGGAACCTGCTCGGCGAATTCTTCGCTGCAGCGCAGGTTGAGGTGGAAACGCTCGTCAATGACGGGCTGATGGGTTTGCACCCCGAACTTGGTGAACCTGGCGGGCACCAGCTCGATGGGGCCGATCACGTCGAGGACGAAGTCAGGGCCGGAGAGGATCCAGTGCCTCTCGCCCAACACGTCTTCAAAGCGAAGGAAAGGCACCGCCGTCGCCATTGCGCCGGCATTGCCCGCCCGGAGGTGGAGATCAACCATTGGTCTGGTCCTGGAGTTCGGCAGTGTTCATGTTGCGGGGCAGGTAGAGCACCCGGCCGATATGGCCTGGCATCGCCTTGGAGCCATCCGGCCGGCGGCCCAGCCACAGCTTGGCAAAGCCAGGAGGCAGGGGCATCGGCTCGATCACCGGCTCTTCGGCATTGACCACCAGCTCGACGTCACCGTCGGACCAAGCGAACGCAGCCCGGATGCGGCTTCCAGCCGTCACGCCTGCCGCCCCAATCATGGTGGAGTCTTCGAGCCCGCCCACAACCGAGATCAGCCAGACAGCGCCGTCGGCCCCCAGCCACAGGTCGATCCGGTTATCGCCGGAGAGATCCGAGAGCGAGAGCAGCACCGAGTCCAGCGCCTGCGGCGTGGCATCGATCGAGATGGTGAACGCCGTCAGATCTTCGAAGCGCGGCGACTCCGGCGGCAGTGACAGGACGTCGGCAGCGCGCGTCAGCGCCGCGCCGGTGGCGTTGGGGATCACCGAGGTGACCCGCGTAGCCTCGACCTGCTGCAGGATGAAATAGACCACCTGGCCGGGGTCGGCCCAGACCGTCATCTTCTGCCCGCCGAGCGCATTGACGAACGACACCCGGCGGTAGTGCGCCGATGCGCCGAAATCGACGCCGCCGCGATCGCTGCCACTGTTCAAATTGAACGACAGCCGGCCGCTGCCGCCCCGGATATAGGCCGAGATGCCCCAGGTGCCGGCGGAGACCCCGTTCCAGCGGGCAAAGTGCCGGTTGGTGCCCAGGCTATTGTCGATCTTGAAGACCTTGCCGGAAGAGCAGATGGCCTCGAGGCCGATCAGCGCCAGCTCGGCAGCGTCGTCGACCAGCGTCACGACGCCCGGGGTCGACATTTCCAGCCCGGCCAGCGAGGTCGGGTTGACGTTGTTCATCGTCAGCAGGTTCGTCGACGCTGGCTCGATGAGCACACCGAGCGGCGCCTTGGTGACGAGGTCGTGGTCGAGGCGCAGCGCCCCGGATGGAGCGAAGCGCACGACGCCGGTCTTGTCCCGATAGATGGCAGAGGTGAGCCGACCGTTGGTCAGGAAGTTTTGAGGTGTACCAACGGTCAGGGCCATCAGAGCTTCTCCGCGTAGCTGTTGTCTTTGAAGTCGATGACGAAACCGTCGGTCTCGCTTTCGAGATCGGTGAGGGCGGCTGGCGGTTCGTAGGCACCGTCGAGGCGGACCAGGAACTTGACCTGCTCGCGGATGCTCTCGCCCATGGCGATGTCGACGTCACGGACCAGCACCGGCGCGCTCTGGCCGGTAATCTGGTTCGGCAGCAGCCAGAGGAGGCCGGGTTTCAGCGGCGTCACTGGAGCACCGTCGAAAACCACCGCGACCGACTTGGCCACCTTGCCGTTGCCATTGCCGAAGCCGGTGAAGGCCTCGATGTAGAATGCGGTAGAGCGGCCAGGGGCGACGTCGAAATCGCCGGCCTCCAGCGAATAGGGACCGTCCAAGACGGGCACCACGTTGTGGAAGGCGCGGGCCCGGCGGTAGCCGATCACCACGTCGTCCGCATCGTAGAAGGCAACCCAGCACCGGCGGTTATAGAGCAGCTCCGCCATCGAGATGGCGTGCGCCTCGTTGGTGCCGCTTTCCCATGTGGCCTCACTCGAGTCCCACGAGAATTCGCCCCAGCCCAGCGTCGTGTCGTAGTTGGTCCAGTCCGGCTCGACCCAGGCGCCGATGGAGACCAGCTCCTCTTCGGTGATGCCGCCGTCGAACTGATAGCTCCGGCCGAACGACCAGAGCGGACCATCCGGCAGCCGGGTGCGAACGCCGGAGTGCTCCGACCAGATGGAGCTGCCCCAGCTGTTCATCCCCCAGACCATGGCGCGGACGTCATAGCCGTGGAAGCCGCGCCAGAAGTAGGAGCGAACCGGCACCGACAGGGTGGCGATGCCGTCGATGCGATCGAGGTCGGCGAATTCGTCACGCACCCGATCGAGCTCGAGCTGAAAGCCGTTCCAGAACTCGGTGGAGGTATGCATCTCCTCGATTTCGGCCGTGTAGCCGAGCCAGCCGAGGCCGATTTCGACCGACATCGGCGTGCCGCGCACCCGCTGCCAGTCGATGCCCTGGTCGATCAGGTCGTAGAGATTGGGGACGAACGGGGTCAGCTCGCCCAAGCCGTATTCGTAGATCAGGAACGGCAGCAGGCTGGGCGGCGGGGACTGGATCTTGGTGCCCCGGATGGCGTTGATGCTGTCGACGATGATCTCGCCGCCGGCCATGGAGTCGGCCATTGCCTTCTCCCATGGCGTAGAATTGCTCACTGGCAGCAGGCTGGAGGGCTTCATCATAGACGGCATCCTTTCGTCAGTAGGCTCGGCCGCGGTTGTTGAGGGTGATGGTGCCGATCGCCACGGCCTCATACGGGTTGACCACGACAGTGCCGACTGGAGAGATCTGCACCAGATCCTGCACGCCATCGAGCATCAGCTTGCCGGCCAGATAGGACGGGGTCAGGTCGCGGCCGAGGCCGCCGTCGCGCGCCCATGCCGTGCGCAGCGATGTTTCCATCGCCGTCAGGATGGTGTTGGACGTCTCCGGCAGCAGCCAGACATCGAAGACCAGGTTGGTCACAGTGCGAGCGGCGGGCAGAACGACGATCGTGTCGTTGACCATGCGGACAGCCTTGGCCTGCAGCGCGGCGTCGACCGCCGCCAGCATCGGCCCATCCGGCACGCCGCCATTCTCTTTCGAGAAGACGGCCACATAGACGATGGGGCTTTTGCCAATCGTGTAGATCTTGGCGTCGGCAACCCGGACGTCGGCGCCCATGGCGATCGCCTGATAGCGCGGCTCGGTGCCGCCCGGCGATCGGCCGCGGATGTTGTAGACGATACGGCGCCGGAAGGCCTCGTCATCTTCGCCCTCGAGGCGGACGACATCATAGAACTGGGCGAGGATGTCCAGGTTGGCGCCATAGGCATAGGGCAGCAGGTTGGCCCGGAAGGCCTCGTTGATGCGCTGCCGCAGGTTGGTGTCGAAAAAGGCGGACACCTCCAGCAGGATCTTCGCCGGGTCGCTCTCGAGCAGCTCGACGTCGTATTCGATCCCAACTTCGTGCATCAGCTCGACGAGCTTGGCCACGAACTGGGCGAGGCGGACCTCGAAATCGAGCTCTTCAATGAGCTGTGGAGCCGGCAGGTTTGCCAGCTCGTCAGGGAGACCTGCCATCTTGGTGACCTTTAGTTGAGGGGGACCGCCGGGACGCTGATCGCCAGCGTCATCGGCTGGGAACGGCTGGTCGCTGTCTTGTGGCCGTCAGGGTAATAGTCGCCCTGCAGCGAGACCGACACGGCCCCAGGCACTTTGGCATTGAGGTTGACGGCGGTGAGATCGAAGCGCGGCTCGCCATAAATGGAATTGCGCACCCGGCGCGGCTCCAGCGTTTCGGCAATGGCGAGATAGAACGCGAGGATGGTTTCCTCGTTCTGCGGGGCATCGATCAGGCCGGGGATGGGGGAAACCAAGTCGCGGCGCTCGAGGCGAGCAGCGAGCTCGGTGGTGATCAACTTGGTGATCGACTGGGCGACATGCGCCCAGCCGAAAATCACCTGACCAGTGTGCTGGTCGATACCGACCGAGGTCAATTTATTCGGTGCCCGGAGCGGTCACGCTCTCCGCCACGACATTGGCGGCGGCACTGTCCGGCCCCACTTCGGGAGCGGTGACAGGGCGCGGCGTCGGCGTGGTGCGCGTGCGGCGCAGGTTCGGCCGGTCATCCTTGTCGTGGGCTTCCGGTTCCTTCATCGGCCGGGTTTCCTCGACGACGTCGATGTTCTTTTCCCGGTGCTCGCCGATCGGGTTCGGGAAGGTCTTGTTGTCCGGGTGTGGCTCGATCGAGAGGCCGATGCGGTAGGCTGCCTGGCCGTCGGTCAGCAGCGCAGTGTCGTTGACCTGATAGCTCTCGCCGTCGATCGTGACGTTCTGAACGACGGTGTATTTCTTTTTCTCTTCGGGCACTTCGCTCTCCTAAAGTGGATGGCCGCTGTGGCCGGGTCCGGGGATGACACCCTTGTGGACGTGGTCCACGCCGATATTGGTGTCGTTGTGGGTAACGCGCGAACCCTCGATTTTGACCGTGCCGCGCAGGATGATCGTCTGGGCTTCAATGATGCGCTCGGTGCCCGACATCGTGTCGTTGGATGCCCCGATGTCGTAGCGCTTCTCGCCCAGCTTGCTGTGGTTCTGCGGGAAGGCCTGCGAGAACCCGCCGGGGAGAATGAGCGCCCGGCCGGGATCGCCATTGGGTGACAGCATCAGCACCCGCTCGCCGACGGTGGGCGGGGTCCATTCACGGATGGATCCCGCGCGCTGCAGCCAGGGGATCGGCTTCGACTTGCCGCCGAAGCCGTCCACGATGGCCATGCCAGAGCCGGCATCCACCTCGAGCACCCGGCCCTCACGCATCACGTTGTTGATCTGGCGCTGGAGGTGCCCGATGTTGGCCTCGAGCTCACCGATGCGGTCGATCAGCCGGGAAAACAAATCGCTCATAGGTGCCTATCCGATCAGCTGACCAGTGAAGGTGGTATAGGTCGAGCCGTATACCAGGCCGCCGTTGCCGCTGGTGAACAAGAGGCCGACGGTGTCGCCAGCAGCAAGCAGCATGCGGTGACTGCCGGAGATGGGCTCGTAGCTTCGGGTGTAGCCAATGCTGCTGTGGAAGATGCCGGCGTAAGGAACTCCGTTCTTGGCGAACTGGAAATACCCGTAGGCCGAGGTGCCAACAGCAGTATTGATCATCGCCATGAACTCGAAGAGATACATGCCGGCGATCGGTGCCGAGAAAAGACCCGTCGCAGTATTGTAGCGGTTGCCAACATCCAGGTTTCTGGTGGCGCAGATGACGAGTCCCGTGCCGCCAGAGGAGGGCGAGTTGGTGACGTCGAAGGCCGGCAGGTTCGGCATATACGGCTTGCCATCATGGCGGATACCCGCCACCTGGACCTGCGCCGCGTTCTGCACGTTCAGCGCATAGACGCTGTCCGCCCCGATATGGGAGGCGCCAGCTCCCGCCCCAGTCCGCTCCAGCTTGATCTGCGCGCTGGCTGCGGCAGCCTGCACCGTCTGCAGGCCGAGGAAGGTGTTGCTCGCGCCCTTGGCCGCCAGAGCGGCAGCCTGCGCGGTGGAGACCGGCTTGCTGGCGTCCGAGGTGTTGTCGACGGCAGAGAGCCCGACGTCTGCCTTGACCAAGGTCACCACCCCGGTCTTGCCCGCTACGGAAAGAACCGAGTCGGTCGGGGTGCTCAGAAGCGTCCAGTCCGCCATGGTGGTCGTGGTGCCGCCATTGTGGATGTAGGACTTGTTCTGGTCAGAGCGGACGGCGATGTCGCCCTTCTCGGCGAACCACGGCGCACCGGACAGAGCGTTCTGCTCGACCTCGCTGCTCACCGGGTAGGTGTCGGTGATAGCGATCGCCGGGAGCTGCGACAGCGGCACCTTGCCGTTGCCATCCAGCCCAGCGAAGCCATTGCTGGCGCCGATTAGCGCCTGGATGTCTGCGCGCAGCGAGGCGATTTCGGCCAGCGTCAGCGTGGACGGCGGCTTGTCCATATCGGCGGTGTTGTTGGCGTTGCCGAGGCCGACGTCGGCCTTGGTCACCTTGCCCCACATGGTGGGGGTGTCGGGGCCAGTCGACATCAGCACGTCGCGCGGCTCGCCGTCGCCGAGTTCCGGCAACAGGCCGGCGAAGATGGCGCCCTGCACGCTGATGAAGTTGATCGGCGTCGTGCCGACAATGGGGTTCTCGGTGGTGACGGCGTATTCGCCTGGCGCCATGCCGTCGATGACATAGACTCGAGTGCCCAGCTGCACGGCGTTGCCGCCGAAGCCAGGAGCGCGGACCCACGGGCCCTCCATCGCCAGATAGATGCCGTTCTGCACGGCGTTGGTCTGCCCGCGCACCAGCACCCGATCGCCGATCTCGAGATCGACGCCGTCGACGGTCAGCAGACCGGCCAGCGGGATGTTGCTGTTGGATTGCACGACGCACGGCTGCGCAATCGCCGTGCTGACGGGGAGCCATGGTCGTGACATGCAGGGCCTCAAAGGGATAGGCGGGGTGGCGATCTCAGCCCAGCATCAGCGAGATCAAGCCACCCCTACAGCGCCACCGGGAAAGGAAGAAAACCGGGAGGCGCTGGTTCTTGGTTACAAGGGATTGCCGTGCTGGTCCAGCCAGACGGTGCCCGGCGGGAGCAGCGGCGCCCCAGGCAGGGCATAGCCGAGATGACCGTAGGTCTCCTCCGACCAGCCCATCGTGCGCCGCAGCCGCTCGCCGGCTGCCACGTTGTTGCTCATGGTGTAGAGCGCTCGCAGGGCCGGAGCCATTTGCTGGTAGCCCTCGGTCTCCTCCAGATCGGTGAGGAACTGGGTGATGTATGCTGGCAGAACCGGCATCGAGAGCTCTTGGATGACCTTGGCTTCGTAGGTCACCTGCCGGGCAGCGATCTTGGTGCCGCCCTCGGTGGTAGCGCCGCGCCGGCTGACGACGTTCTCGACGCCGTAAGCCATGGTGCGGAAAGCATTGGCCGCCGAGTTCGGTGCGCGCAGGCTCTCGAAGAGCTGGTGCTCCATGATGTCGAGCGACGACTCGAGCTCGGCGTCGGTCTGCGGCGTCCGCATGATGTAATCGCCGCCGGGATCCCCCTGCAGCTCCATCACCGCCATCAGCAGCTCGAAGGTGACCGTCATCACCCGGGAAGTGTGCGGCAGATCCTGGTGGGCGACGTGGTTCTTGTCGTAATCGGTGTAGATCACGATCGTCGGGTAGGCGATGTCCACCTTGAAATTCTCGATCGGCTCGACCTTGCTGTCGAAGATCATCGGGCCGGCGATGGTGGGGTACGGCTCCTGGAAGAAATTGGAGGCGGCCGATGCGGCGGCGAGGCGCAGCAAAACGCGATTGATCATGTCTGACTGTCCAGTTGCACCAGCCGGGACTCGAAGCGGGCGAGCCCGTCGCGCTGGTTATCCATGAGTTCGAAGACCGGATAGCTCGGATCGATCGAGCCGTCATCCAGCAGGATGATCATCTTATCGCCCTGGCGAGGTTCCTTGAGGTGGTCAGGGAACCAGCGGCGATCGACGGAAATGTGGGGGGTGCGGCCGACCGAGACGTTGCGAAGGTCGTTCGCCTCTCGATAGCTCTTGCGGACGCCGAGCTCCATGCCGAACTCGATCGAGTTGTATTCGAAGACGCCCTCGACCTCGACCACTTCGCGGGCAGGATCCTGGGCGCGACGGGCGTTGGGGTTGGTGGAGTCCGCCATGGGGATGAAGCGGATCCGGGTGGCATTGACCACGTCGATGATCCGGGAGGACATGGCGTCCAGCTTTTTGAAGATGGACATTGGCGTCCTCCCGGCTCTGTTCTTAGAAGCTGTCGTTGAGGCGAACGGTCACCTCGGTGGAGGCCGAGAGTTCGGCCAGCATCGCCACACCGATCAGGGTGTTGGAAGTCGCGGTGGCGGTGACCTTTTTGGCGGTCGCGTCCCAGTAGACCTTGGCGAAGGCGGTGATCGCGCCGGTCGCCTTGGGGAGGGTGTAAACGCCGCCGAGGGCGAGCTCGCCTTCCGCACCTTCGTCGACGTTATACGCCGAGATGCCGAAGATTGCGCCGACGATGGTCAGGTCGCCCGAAAGGGCGCCGCCGGCCGGGCCGATGAACGTGACGACGTTACCGGGCTGCACGAAGTTCTTCATGATGAGATCCTTGTCTCGATGTTTGAAGGGGGCTGGAAATGATTAGGGGCGCCCAACCAAAGGCGCCCCATATTCCAGACTTAGGAGAGCACGACGCCCGGGTTCTTGTAGAAGCCGCGCGCATCCTGCGCCGCAGCGCCGAAATCGAGCCGCACCTTGTATTCGGTGCCGTCGATATCGAAGCCCTGGCGGCTCTCGGTGTAGGGCCCGTTCTCGCCTTCGAGGTAAGCGTATTCGAAGGTGTCGGTCTCGCCCGGCTCGGCAACCAGGAACCACGGCACTGCCGCGTTGGAAGCGACCGACAGCTTGGGCTCGACGATGAGCTTGAGCGAGCGGACGTATTCCGGGACGGTCTCGCCCAGCACTGCCGGGGCGAAGGTGCCGAACAGGATCTGGTTTGCCAGGTATTCCAGCTCGGGCGGCACGACCAGGTACTTCGGAACGACCGGGAACGGATCCTTGCCCTCGAAGTCCTTCTGCTTGGACATCGCCAGACGGGCTGCGGTGATCGAAGCGATCGACAGCGCCGTGCCGGTGGCGGCCAGGTTGCCGTGGTCGGCGTGGAACAGCGCCTTGCCGTCAGCCATCTTCGGGTTGGTCAGGAAGATATCCCAGACGATGTTCGACTCAGTGCGGAGCACCGAGTTGTTGAACTTCTTGGGGATCGCAGCAAACAGGCCGATGTGATCGTTGATCAGCGCCTGGCGCGTCACACCGAAGATCAAGCCGTAGGTGGCGATGTTCCAGACCTGGCCGCCGGTGGTGAAGGTCGAGCGCTTGTATTCGCCGTGCTCGTTGACCTTCTTGAGTTCACCCAGCTCGCCGACAACCATCGACTGCATGCCGCGGAAATCGGGGGCAGTGGTCTGGGTGCCGAGCGGACGCCACAGCTGCGGGGCCGCGCGATAGCTCTCGCGGACCAGCTTGTTCACGACCTGGTCGAGAATGGCCGGGAAGTCGCTGGTGGTGTGGAAGGCGCGCGAAGCGAGTTCGTTCGGGGACATGCCACGAACCGACTCGCCATCCGCCTGCATGATGTCCTTGGCCAGGTCCATCAGGCGCATGTGCGCGTATTCCTTGGAGGCGTCTTCCAGCTTGTACTTGCCGGGCATTGCACGGTGCAGGATGGCGCCGGCAACCGCTTCGCGGCGCTTGAGGCGTTCATCGTTGTCGGCGCTGCGGGCCTGGGGAGCGACCGAGAAGGTCGGGTTCTTTTCCTGGGCAGCGATGAGGGCGTCAAAAGCCATCGAGCGGAACTCTTCCATGGACTTGCCTTCGCTGACGGCCTTGCGGACGACGGCGTCGGGAATGCGGTGCTGGGCACCGAAGCTAGTGATCGAGTCGGAGCGGGTGCGCTCGGCGGTCACTGCGGCACGGGCAGCTTCCTCGGCGACCTTTACAGGGTCGACCGGGGCGGCGTTCAGAGCGGCGAGGCGCGCGGCCTCGGCTTCGTCAGCCACGCGCTTGGCCTCGGCAGCTTCGACTTCCTTGCGGGCCAGCTCGCGGCCTTCATTGCGAGCAGCTTCGAGGTCGGCCAGGCGCTTGTCCTCGGCAGCCTTAGCCGCAATTTCTTCTTTGGTCATGTTGGGATCCTCGTCAGTGCGGGAGGCTGCCTTGGCAGCAGGTGAACCGTCTCGGTTGAAGACGGGAACGTCGTATGCGCCGGTGTCTTTCTCGGCGGCACGAGCTTGGGAGCCGGGGTCAGCCGGCACGGGAACGGCGGAGATTTCCATGGGCTCCCAGTCGATTGCGCGGTACGTCGGCAGCTTGCCTTCGTCCTCGCCTTCCTGGCGCTCATAGGCATGGGTCTTGTAGCCGACCGAAATGTTCAACGGCATGCCGTCGCGCAGGTCGATCATCAGGCGCTCACCTTCCGGGTTGCGCGTGATCTGGATCTGGGCAACGCCCAGACCGTTTTCGATGCGGGCAGTGCCGGGGACCACCGCGCCAAGGCGGGAGGCCATCGACCACTGCTCGTGGGTGTCGAGGAACGACGCGCCCTTATTCAGGCGATCGAGCCGGATGTGCTTGGGATCCATGGAGAGTTCCTCCATGTAATACCCTTCGTCCCAGCTGTACCGCTTTACAGCGGCACCAGTCGAAAAGATGACTTCGACAGTGCGGTCCTGCTCGTTGAAGGTATCCTTGCGGATCTCGATACCGAGAGCACCGTCGGTTACCCGCTTACTCTGGTTTGGTTTTGCCATTATTGGCTCCCTTGTCTGCAGATGTCTCCATCTGGAGCATGCCCTGCAGGGTGACGTTTCGAGGATCGGTATCGAGCGTGATTTTCGCCTTATCGATCGCCTCGTTATGCTTTTCGATCTCGGCCATGACCACCGTCGGCGTCCGGCCGTAGGTCGAAACCACGTCCGGGTGCGAGCGGAAGCCAGCGCGAACGGCCAGAATGTCTGCCCGCACGTCGTCGATTGGCGAGATTTGGTCGAAGCGTGGGGGAGACCATTCGCACGGGACGATCAAGTCCGGCGCGATGCGACCCTCAAGTTTGGCCTGTTCGATGAACCAGTCCCAGATGCGCTGGCAGAACATCGGGATGACGAAGTGCCACTGCATCGAGCGCACGAAGCGCCGGAACTCCAGAATGCCGACACGGCTCGAGGAGAAGTTAATCTGGCTCAAGTCGTTGGTCAGCAGCTCATAGGGCAGGCGCATGCCAGATGCGATGCTGCGGAGCTTGGAGCGGACATAGGTCTCATGCCCGGCGGTGACCGACGGGCTGTTGAACTTGATGTCCTTGCCACCTCGAGCATAGGCGATCATGCCTGGCTCGAAGCGCTCAACCGGGTTGCCTTGGGCGTCGACGACGCCGCCGGGTGCCGGGTTGATGCCGGGGGCGATGGGATCGTCATCAGGGTTGGTGACGATACCGACGACACAGGCCTCGATCTTCTTGCGAACAATCTCGGCCTGCTCGTATTCGTCCAGATCTCGCAGCGCGATGATGACTGGGGCGAACCATGGGGCGCCGCGCGCCTGTGTGCGCTGCGGCTCGTAGAGGTGGGCGATGTCTTCGGCCGAGATGCGCTTGCTTGTCGCGGACCCGCTCGAAGAGGTGTTGCCGGGGTGGGTGTCATAGAGCCAGTAGCCCAGCTTCTGGGACTGCTTGTTGAACTCGACACCGCTGACGATCGTCTTGCCGCCGGTGGACTGCTTGGTGTCGTCCAGATAGTCGGCCTCGAGCAGCTGGACCGTCAGGCCCAGCGGCACGTCCTCCGGTTTCTGACCGGGGATCATCGGCCGGCGGACGAACTTCTTGCGGGCCAGCACGTCGCCGCCCTCGATCATCTCGCGGACGGCCAGATATTGCAGGCCCTGGAAGTTGAGGCCGCTGACCGGATCCGCCACCTTTGACCACTGATCGAACATCAGGTTGATCGCGTCGTCGGTGGTCGGATTGCCGGTGTTGGCCCGGGGCATGATGCCCTCGCCGACGATATTGTCGGCCAGGACCGTCAGGCCCTTGGCAGCATGCGGGTTGGAGCGGACCAGGTCGCGGCTGCGGTTACGAAGGCGGGGGCCGGCGACCGAAATTTCGGCGTCGGCGTCGGTGCCGGGAGGGTTCCAGTTCTTGACGCGGCGGCCCTGGCTGGCGCCGTCATAGGCGCGGGCCAGATCCATCTGCATCCGCGCGACCTGACGCTTTCGGGCGAGCTGTGGTGCGAACAGCTCGACCGTCCTGTCGATGATGTTGACCATGTGCTAGAGCCCCGTTCCAAACTCGGCGAACCCGACCCCGGCTCGCTGGGTGCGCGACGGGTTGAGGATCTCCTCGAGATCCTTGATGGCCTTGGCCAGCTCGGCGTCGGAGCGGAACGTGGTGTCCCGCTCCCGATACTTGACCCGGCTGGCGCCGCTGAACCGGACCTTGCGCAGCTCGACCAGATATCCAGTAAAATACTCGATCTCTGCCTCGGTATAGTCGGCCATTACCAGATACTCCCTTCACCGCCGAGCCAGCTGCCACTCTTACCGCCACGCTGCTCCTGTACTTCGTTCTGCCGAGTGGCATTCCGAGGACGATTCGCAGCTGCGACTTCTTCCATCGGGCGAAGATGGATTGCGTTGATCAGCATGCCGGCCGCAGCCTGCATCGCTTCACAGTCGAAATAGTGGTTATCGCGGGTGCGCTGCACCCACGTCGCCTGGCCGGACGGTTTCTTGATTCGCGCCTCCGAGACCATCTGCATGCAGTAGTCGTCGGTGATGTCTTCGGGTAGGTGCCAGGCACCCGGCTGCTCTTGGTCGAAGCGGATGCGCTCATGCACCCACAGCTTCCAGTGGTCGGTATCGAGGCGGTAGAGCTCGAGGGCCTTCGGCAGGATCTTCCCGCGATGGTTGACGTCGATCGCGTTCACCACGATCGGCCGGATCATCACCGAGGAGGAGCCCTTGGTCGGCTTAACCGTGCGCTTGTGGCGCCGGCAGAACTCATAGATGCGGTTGATCGGCAGGACGTCCTTTTTGCCCGGCCGGAAACCGGAGTCGATCAGGGTCAGTGCGACCGGGATCCCGTCGTAGGTTTCCGACATCAGGGCTTCAAGGGTTTCCCAGACGTGCTCCTCGGCGGTCTCACCCTGCAGGAACCCTGCGCGAATGAGCCAGGAGGTGGCACGGTGGCCCCAGCCTCGGACGATGAAGTAGAGCCCGTTCTTCTGGACGTCGACCGTCATCGTCAGCATCTGCACCTCGGAGGGAACCTGCCCCATGAGGTAGCCGCTGTTCTCTCGCAGCTTGGCGACCTCGTTCCACTTGGGAACGCTGCCGCCGCCCGGCGCATAGAGCTCGCCGAAGCCGCCATTGATCACCGCCCGGACGTCCTCGCCGTTGCGCACGGCAGTGACATATCGGGCAGCGCGCTCCGACCAGGTGACGAAGGGCGAGGCCAGACCCGACACCCAGAACGAAATCGTCCGGCTGTCTGGCGGCTCGCCATGCACCACCCCGTCGGGCGTGATCGATTGCCCGGGCGCCACATAGACGCCACGGGAGTTCATGTCTTCCTTGTGGCTGTCGAGGATCGGATCCGCGCAGCCCTGGGGGCATTGCAGATGCGCGCTGGCCTCGGCCAATTCAGGGGTCGATGGGAGCTGCTTGCCGGCGATATTGACCGGCTTCTCCCATTTGAGGGTGTTGAAGCGGGGGATGAAATATTCCCCGCAGTGTGGGCAGGGCCAGGCCCAGTGATACTGGGTGCCCGACTGCCACAGCTTCCAGATCGTCGACTTGATCTCGACCTCGAGGTCGACATCCCAGAATTCCAGGCCGCTTTCGGGATCCACCACGGTATCGATCGCTCCCTCGCCGGGGGTCGACACGATCGCATGCACGAAATCGGCGTAGGTGTCGCCGCGTGCATCGACCAGGTCGATCGGATTGCCGGCGCCGCGGACGTTTGCCATCAGCTCGTCAGCTTCGTCGGTGAGCGCCAGACCGAAGGGGTCCGACTTGACGGCGGAGGAGGAGCCGCCATGCGCCAAGCGCAGCGGCACACCCGACACCACCTTGCGGGATTTCTTGATCGTCCGACCGCGCGTCACCTTGCGCGACAGGGCCTTGACCCCATCGAGCAGCTCCATGATGCGCGGCTCCCACTGCTCGTTGATGAACTTGAGCGTGGGGCCCAGATACAGCATCGGCACCGGGGAGGTGTCCATGCGCTCGCCGATGATGTCGAGGAAGGCCTCGCTCTTGCCCGACTGGGCCGAGATCACCAGCACCACCCGTTTGTGAGTGCGGGCATGAACCGCGCGCTCGAAGGCGATGACATATGGCGTCAGCTTCGGATCCCGAGGACCAGGATGGCCTGACGTTTCAGGGTAGACCCGATTGGCCGCACCCCATTCGTCAGGCGTCATCCTCGTCGACGGCTTCACCAACCGGGACACCCGAGCGAAGAGCCTCGCGCTCTGCTCCGAAAATTCCGGCGAGCTTTGTTCGTACTGCATCTGTGATCGCTTCAATCCGTTTTCGCTCGGCAATGTTGCGCGTAACGCGCGCCGGCAACCCAGAGATGACTTCGAGGAAGTGCCCGGTGATGACGTCCACCACCGCCAGGGCCTCATCGATGTTGATCAGCACCCGAGCTTCACGGTCGAGGCGCTGCTTGAGCAGCTGCTCTTTCCGCTGTGTCAGGCCGTCGGTAACAGAAGGCGCACGCTTTTCGGCTTCCTTCGCCAGCTTATAGACCGTGTAGGCCTTGTGGCTGGCGTCGAGGTCGTATTGGCCGTATTTGCCGTCGAGTTTGGTGAAGACGCCATCCTTGGTCAGGTCGTAAATCCAGCGAGTGGTCAGCCCCAGGCGGGCCGACAGCTCTTGCTGGGAAACGAGGATGGGCGGGTAATCCTTGCCGGAGGTTTCTTCCGGGAGATCTTCGTCAGCCATAGTCACCACTTCATAATTCGCTCGACGCGGCGCATTACCTGACGCTCGAGCTCGGCCGGGCCATAGCTGAGAAATACTTGCAGCGATTGGCCTTTGTCGAGTTCCTTGCCGATCGCAGGACCGCGCAGCCGGCGCACTCGCCACTTCTGCGCACCCATCTTGGCAAACTGCCCCTGCCCGTCACGCGCCTGCCATGAGCGGCTGTCGTGGGTCCAGAAGGCTTTCGGCATCGTGCTGTTGCCGCGCGCACCGCTCGCCCTGATCAGCGCGAAGTAGCCGCCGGATGCCGCCATGAAGGATCTCTGGAACACGCGAGGCGCATTCCAGACCGCCGATTTCACCTGGCCGGGGAATGATCGGCCGCGATTGGCAACCCGTGCAGCCCGTCCGCCGACACCCAGGGACCGAAGCCCCTTGAAATCGGTGATTTGGCCGCCTTTTGCGCTCGCCGAAATCGTCGCAGAGAGGTCGGCCTGGTTCGATCGGAACCGCATATTGCGGACCACGTAGCTTTGGTAGCTGCCAGGCGCCACGCCCATCTGCTCTTTCACAGCCTTTTGGACCCTAGTTCTGGTCTTTCTGGCCGCGTCTATGACCCCTTTATGGAGCTCGCCCCTCCAAGATCGGCTCTGAGCCTTCTTCGAAAGCTCCTGAAACCGGACGAAGTTGGTCATTTTCCGCTCAATGATCACCCGAACCATGGGTTTATCGTCCTAATCAATGGGAAAAGAGTCGGAAGTCGGCATTTCAAAGGCCGAAAACCTCAAAAATAGCGCGCTGCGCCCACCC